CTCCAACAACTAGCCCGACTTTCTCTCCATCCCTAACACTTACTCCAACTGAAACACCTTCGTATACTGTAACAGAAACTCCAACTTTAACTCCAACAACTAGCCCGACTTTCTCTCCATCCCTAACACTTACTCCAACTGAAACACCTTCGTATACTGTAACAGAAACTCCAACTTTAACTCCAACTGAAACACCTTCGTATACTGTAACACCTTCGTATACTGTAACAGAAACTCCAACTTTATCTCCAACTGAAACACCTTCGTATACTGTAACAGAAACTCCAACTTTATCTCCAACTGAAACACCTTCGTATACTGTAACAGAAACTCCAACTTTATCTCCAACAACTAGCCCGACTTTCTCTCCAACTGAAACACCTTCGTATACTGTAACAGAAACTCCAACTTTAACTCCAACTGAAACACCTTCGTATACTGTAACAGAAACTCCAACTTTAACTCCAACTGAAACACCTTCGTATACTGTAACAGAAACTCCAACTTTATCTCCAACTGAAACACCTTCGGAAACTGGAACACAAACTCCATCTCCAACCCCAACAACTAGCCCGACTCCCTCTCCATCTCCAACTACAACAACTTCTCCAACTGAAACACCTTCGTATACTGGAACTAGAACGTCAACGCCAACGCCAACTTCATCATTCACAGAAACTCCTGTCACAGAAACTCCTCCGCCTAGCGAAACATATAATGTACCCACTGTAACCCCACCACCAACTCCAACAGTATATTGTTTATCAAAAACAAGTTGCATCGATGAAAAAGATATTGAGTACGGTTATTATGAAGGTGGCGATTTATCAGATGTTTATAAATTATGCGGGCATAATCAAAATAAACATTGTTTTCTTTTTGAAGAAGTTGATCCAATAGAATGTGACGGAGAAGGATTTCATAGTTTAGAAAATTGCAGTCAAGATACTATCAAAGATTGTGAAGATGAACTATGCCAAAAACCAACTCCTACTCCCAGCCCTACACCAACTGTCAATTGTTATCGCTTTAAAGGTTGTGATGGCAGTTTTACTTTATACAATGCAATAACTGGCTTTGCTAATTGGGACTTCCAAGGTTCCGCCTTGCAAAAATTTAGATGTCCAGGTGAAGAACTGTGCGGTGATTTTGCAGATCACATTTTTGATTGTCCAGACAAAAAAGATATTGATGTGTCAGACTGTGAGCCAATCGAGGATTGCAACCATTGTAATCCTACACCAACTCCAGAACCTACTCCTACTTGCGTTTGTTATAGCCGTTTAGACTGTGGAGAAGAAGACCCTAAGTACGGATTTGTCTGTAGTTACGAACCTGAGGTAGAAGGTCTTAGAAAATGTGGTGAAGGACAAGAACTTCAATGCACTGAATTAGCGGTTGAAGATTATAGTCTTTGCTCCTCGCAATTGGGACTTGCCTTGAATGGTTGTCACCCAGTTAGCGATTGTGACGCTATAGCCTGCATAAAACCTACCCCTACCCCTACTCCCACTCCTACTTGCAAATGTTACAAAGAAACTTATTGTGAAGTTTCTGGCGGAGGCACTGAAATGGTTGTGGTTTGTGATGATAGCACCCCTCCACGTTCGGAAGTCTTTTCTGTTGGTGAAAAAGAAAATTTAAGTTGCATTTCTGATGTTGAAGAATTTCCATGCGTAAATGGTCTAACTAGTCGAAGTTACGGCGATGCTGTAAAAGTGAACAGTTGTGACGATTTGGACTGCCTCAGACCAACTCCAACCCCCACTCCAACCCCAAGCTGTAAATGCTGGGAAAGAAAACAATGTATTTGGAACAGCCAGTCTGGAGATGGTCGCTTACCAATTCCTGCAGATCCTGAGTATAACGATCATTGCTGTGAACACTTTTTTGTTTGTGATGGATCAGAACCACCTTCTGATGTTTATTTTTGGTCTGGTAAATGCTATAGTAGTACCGAAGTAGGTAATGCATCTTGCGAGCAAGCTGGCGCTCAACCAGGAGCTAGCTTTGATGTCGATGGTCTAGAAGCTGTTGACAATTGTAGCGACCTAAAATGCAAACAATCTACACCAACCCCAACTTGTTTAAATTGTAAAAACAGTACTGAAATATGCAAGCGAGATGGTTGCGATTCAACCTTTAACGTAAAGTTATCCAACTCTGGATCTGTTAGTGTATCTGGTTCAGGGTCTATCAAGGTATTAACAAAGGACGTTTCGTTTAACCCTGATGATGAATGTTGCAGTCGAAGCATTAGTCAACAACAAACTTGGTGCGATGCAGTTGGTGACCCCGACAGTCCTTTTCATAATCCTCCTAGTGGCGTCTGTCGATCCTACGGAGAGAGCCAAGAAAGTAGTGAAACTTTATTTCCACAAATACAAGAAGTTGAAGGTTGCATTGCAAATCCTGGAACTTCCCCAGAGGATAATAACTGGGGGCGCTGCAATGCTGGATCCGACGAGAGCATAGTTTCTTGGACGGTTCGAGAACAACAAGATGAACTTGAACTCACTGAAGATCAGATCAAGAACTGTGATTTTGATGGCATATGCGATCAGTTAGATAACTTAGGCATAACTTTGTGCGCTCAAAGTGGCGATAAAGATGCAATTAAATTTATTGGTCAAAATTGTCAATCAACTCAAGATAACGAGTTTGAGCAGCCTGTTTCTTTTTCTACAAGTTTGACTGGAAGCGGCAGGATATGCAGCATACTCTCAGAACTTACAGTGGCAGGAACCTATAACCCCTGCGAACAAAGATTAACAATTCCTAATTACACTGTAAAGATTTCAAACGGAAGGTCAGTCGTGCATCAAGCAAATTTAACAGTTGGCTTTCCAGGGTCGATAATTTTAAGTATCCCTAACGCAGATAGGACAACTCCTTTCATTCAAGTCCCAGTTGATTTTGAAAAAGATAAGTGCCAAGTCACGATGTCGGCAAGCTTAACTTATAACCGTAACGCTCCTTTCTTAAGCACTTCTCAAACTTTGGGTCAGCTAAACGAGGGAATGCAAAATTTAGTGAATAGTGGTGTATGTAGCGCACTCAATATGTCTTGTGTTAATTTTGATCCGACAACAAGTTTATATGATATATATAACACCTCCGATAGCTGTGCATCTATGAGTGATGAAGAAAAGCAGAAAGCTCATCCTAGCATTGGAAACGCTACAATTCAACAGGTGTGCGAATGTAATCAGGAAATAATAGATAACATACAACATTTTCAAGATACATGCGGGGAGCAATCAACATGTTCTGGAACTAGTCAGCCCGTGAGTCTTGATAATATAGCAAATAATTTTACAGGTTTTAACGGCAAGTGTAAAATTCACGAGCTTCTATCTCCAGGTAGTTGTGGAGTTATAGATGGACATACCGCTGTTATTGTCAGTTAATATTTTTTAAATTTAATATTTGACTTTTAATTTATTATTGTTTATAATATTGTAAAATATTTTGAACTTTAATTACAAAGATGTCATATCTAAAATTCTTATTTGTCCAGAAGATAATCGCGCAAAGTCTGCTATCAACTTTTGGAAGAAAGAAACCGTACTTTTTAAAAAACTCTTTCGTAAATTCCCAAGTGAAAAGTTTTGGTCTTCCCTACATCTACATGATGCTCCTTGCAAAAACGGAAGAGTACCTTCTTTAGCTTTATTCTTGGATAAGAAAAATCGTCTTTGGTCTAAAATTTTATATAAAAAATGGAAAATTTTTCACTGGTCGCCTCCCAAATATCAATCTTATAAATTTAAAAAAGATATATTTGAATCAACGAACTATTCTATCAATAAAAAAACTTTAAGAAGTTTCCTGAGAAAAAAATAATATGAAAGAAAATACAACAGAACAAATACAAAAATTCTTAAAAGATAAAGATAATGCGAAATATCATTATAATGATTATGAAGAATTAAACTATAAAATTCCAACAGGAAGTCTAAACCTTGACCTTGCATTGAATGGAGGTTTTTGTTCTGGCGCGCATAGGTTTACTGGCGTCAACGAAGGTGGAAAAACAAGTTGCGCTTTAACTGTTGCTAAAAATTTTCAAAAACATTTTGAAAAAGATGGTATGGTTATTTATGTTAAAAGCGAGGGTAGGTTAAGCCCTGAACTCTTGCAGCGATGCGGAATAGATCAGTCTCCTGACAAATTTTTTAAATTTGATTGTAATGTTTATGAAAAAGTTTTTGAATTACTGAGAGAATTAATTTCTAATAACTCTGATAACAAAAAATATTTATTTATTATTGATAGTGTAGATGCTTTATGCAGACTCGCTGACTACAATAAGGCTTTTGAGGACAGTGAGCAAGTTGCTGGCGGAGCACTAATTACTTCTGTATTTTTAAAGAAAGTGATATTACCATTAACTAAAATGGGGCATATGCTTATTTTAACATCTCAAGTGAGAGTTGAAGTTTCTACAAATCCGTATGCTTCTAGAGGAGGACCTAAAGTTAAACAGGCTGGAGGTAATGCAATCAAGCATTATGCAAATTATATATGTGAATTTCAGGAGCGTTATAGTACTGATATAATGTTTACCAACCCTTCAGCTACCAGAATAGAGGATAAAGGTGACCCAATAGGTCATTATTGCAAGATAGTTTTTCGAAAAAGCGTGAATGAAAAAACAGGGGCTCAAGTTCGATACCCCATTAAATATGGTCGTAGCGACGGAAATTCAATCTGGATAGAAAAAGAAATTATTGACCTCTTAAAAAATTGGGGTTTCTTAGAGCAAAAAGGAGCTTGGATTTCTGTCGATGAAGAGCTTTTAAACAATCTAAAAAAAGAAGGTTTTGACTTCCCAGAGAAAGTTCAAGGCGAGCAAAAACTATTAGATTTTCTAGAATCTGATTTAAAAATTAGAAATTATCTTTATAATATGTTAACAGAAGAAATATTAAATTTATAATTATGACAACTAAAACAAAAAAGAAAAAAGAAACTTTAAATAAAAAAAATAAAAACGATCTTATTGCTATGTTGACAAGCGGTGAAGAACAAAAAGATTCATCTACAAAAAAAACTTCTGATAAATCTGATTCAACAAAAGATAAAAGATCTGAATTAATTAAACTACTCTCAGGGGAAAGTGAAGAATCTTTAAAAATTCAAAAAGAAAGTAAAGAAGTTGTTGCTGAAAAAGACGTGCCAAAAGAAAATGAATCTGTGCAGTCAACAACAAACAACGAGTTTAATCCTAAAAAATCTTTAGATCGTATTATAGATTTAGTATTTGAAATTACAAATGACATTGATCACATCAACGAATTTATATCGGAGGTTAAAAATAAGTCTTTGCACATTACTGAATTCAAAAAATCAGTTATATCTTCAGAGAGAAAACAATTAAATATTCCAAAAAAGAAAACTAATGATGTATTCTTAATACACTGGAATGGAAGATTTGGCAATAGAATGCATACCTATGCTTATTTGCACAATCGCGCTAAAAAATTAAATGGAGAATTATTTTTACCCTCAAATTGGGAAGGCGATCACTTGTTTAAAAATTTAGATTATAAAATAATTGAAGATGATGAGCTTAGAAATCGCATAAACCAAACAATGCCTGAATTTGATAATTTTGAACAGCGATTGGAAGCTACATTGGATTACAGCGCTCGCTCTGAATATGATATAAAATATATTAGTCCTGATAACCCTCAAGAAACTTATACAAAATACAATCAAGCAGTTGCAATCGATAGTGTCTCAGCGTATCATACAGAGATTTTTAAACACATGAAACTTGCTGATGTGCTAAAACTTTATGAGTTTAATGATGAAGTTAAAAATTTAGATGTTTATAAAAGACTAGAGGACATTCAAGGCACTTATGATATTGCGCATTTGCGAAGAGATGACATCTCAGACGTAAATTACTCTTCTAATGGAGGTTATTCAACCATCAGTAAAAAATCTTATGAAAAATGTTTTGAAAAGTACGGATTTGATCCTAAAGAAATTCAGTGGACGTCTGACGATTGGTCCAACAAATGGGGAGTTGGTAATGCAATTACTCAAGGGTTAATTTCAAGTGATCAGAGGAGCAGTTGGCGATACCCAGAGGGAACTAGCTATACAAAAGGAGTAATTTTTGACTGGTTACCTGATTTTCTACGCATTTATTTTGCTCGTACAATTTTTAGAGCTAATTCATCCTTCAGCTTCTGGGCTTGTACCTTAGCAAAAGGTAGAGAAACACCTCCTAGAATTTTTGCCCCAAGGTTAAATAAGAGAGTGCTTTATGCTGAAACTAAAAAAGAAACAGAGTTTAATTTCGAAGAGGGCAATCACCCTCACTGGTTATGCATTACAGGGAAAGATAGCTGCGATAATATTATATTCTCTGACGAGAAAAAACCAAAGTCTAGAAAATGATGAATAAAAAATCCCTCATAGATTTTCTTATTGGCAGCAACAAAGAAGTTGAAAAAAATACTCAAGAAAACACTGTTGCTACAGCTAATGATATTTTTTTTAAAACTCTTTATGAAAAGAAATTGCCTCTTATCAATAAAAAAGTTATTAGTTTTTCTGTTTACGGACAAAAAAATGTTTATACTTTAGGAGCAATTAAAAACATTGAAGTAGCAAAAGAAGTTTATCCTGATTGGATTTGCAGATTCTACTGTTCTAAAGATATTCCTAATTTAAATGAATTAAAAAGCTTAGCTGAAGCGGGGAAATGTGAAGTAATTGTACTAGATTCAAAGATTTTTCCTATGTACTGGCGGTATTTTGCCAGCGACGACCCTTCCATTTCGCATGTTATATTTAGAGATACAGATTCTTTGGTGAATTTCAGAGAGCAAGCAGCTGTCTATCAGTGGTTAGCATCTGATTTTATTTTGCATAGTATGCACGATAATGATGCGGGTCATTGGTCTCCCATCATGGGGGGCATGTGTGGATTAAAACTGCCAATTGACATAAACATGACTTCATCAATCAATGATTGGGCAAAAGCTAAAAATTACAACTTTAATTATAGTGATGACCAAAGTTTTTTATCCCAAGTGATTTTAACTAAATATATTGACAGCTGCATAGATCATCACAATAACCCTCAGTCGAGTAAATTTAAAAATTCAGTCCCATTCCCTCCTCATGCACCTTCAAAGTATGCAGACTTTGTGGGAGCTCGCACATCTGCTTTTCATTTGCGATCTCAAAATCCTAATTTAGAAAATTCTTCTAAAATATTTGTGGTCCCTCATTTAGGTCCTGGAGATCATTTTGTAGTTCGCGACTGCCTACAAGCTTTAATTGATAAGTATGAGTCTGTTGTACTACCAGTAAAATCTCAAAACCATTTAATAGTTAGATACATGTTCGGGGGTTACTCAAATGTTACTATTGAAACAATTAATGATGACGAAGAATGTTTTGTTGTTTATCAATCAAAATATTCTCAAAGTCATAAGTTTGTCGGCTTAGGTATTAACGGAAAACATGTTGAAGAAGGCTCTTGGGGAGCTAAACCTGCATTTTTTCAAGCGGGCTTGCCGTATCAAGAAAATATTTTTAGGCCCTTGCCATGTCCCAGCACCAATTTTTCAGCTTTCAACCATCCTTTAAGACAACAAATAGAATCTTTACTTAATCAAGTTGAAATCTCAGTTAAAGAAGAGCCTTTGGTCTCAGCAATAGTCTCTACGTATAATAGGTTTGATTATTTAATGAATACCATTAATTCAATAAAATCTCAAACTTATAAAAATTTAGAAATTATTGTTATCAATGATAAATCGACTGACGAGCAATACTATTCTTTTGATTGGAAAAAGTTCGGGGTTGATATTATCATGCACTTAGATCCAAGCAGTAAAGAAGCAATAGGATACCCTGTTCCAGGAGGTTTTCAAAGAAATTTTGGCATGAAAGCTGGCTCTGGTAGCTTATTTGCTTTTTGCGATGATGATGACATTTGGTTGCCAGATAAAATATCTGAGCAAGTCAAAGCAATGGAAACTTCAAACTGCAAAATGAGTTGTACTGATGGGCTTAGAGGTTCTGGAGTTTATGACTCAGATCAGTCTTATAAATTATACAATAAAGAAGTTTTCTTTGAAACTTTAAAAAATAAATATGCTAACACACCTTATGATTTTTCATTACATGAAAATTCTTTTCCAAAAATTTGGGATGAAGGTTTTTTTAGAATACATAATTCTGCAATCTGTAGCAGTGTTGTTATCGAGAAATCTATGTTTGAAACAGTGGGAGATTTTACACCAATGAAAGCTGCAGATGACTACGAGTACTGGAAGCGCATTATAAAACATACAAACTGTGTATATATCGATAAACCTTTAGTTTATTATGATTCTGGGCATGGAGGTGGAATTAATTATTCTTGGTCTTAATTTGTGAAATTTAAAACTTTATCTGGAGCAACCAGAGGCATTTCTAATCTTAAAAAACATTTAATTAAATGGGATAAGCCTAGCAGAAGTAAGTTTCAATTTGAAGTTAAAAGTTTCCTAGAACCTTATTGGTGCAATCACGTAGTTTTTGAAGAGTTTCCCATCCCTGGTACAAAGTTATCTATTGATCTTTATAATGCTAATAAAAAAATAGCTATTGAAGTTCAGGGAGCTCAGCACACTCGTTATGTGCCATTTTTTCATGGGCAATATAAAAACAATTATTTAAATCAATTAAGCAGAGATAATCAAAAATTTGAATTTTGCAAAATAAACAACTTAAAACTTGTAGAAGTGTTTCCTGAAGACAAAGTATCAATTAATTTTTTCAAAAAACTAGATATTGATTTATAACTTAGTGTAATATATATTGTGTCAAAAAATAACGAAAAAGATTTTGAAGATTTTTTTATCCCAGAAAGTTTCTTAAAGGAACTTTATGATTTAACGGGTAATTTTGATTCAAATAGGGGATTTTTATTAGCTTGCGTTGGTCAAGACGGCAGGCCCTTCATTTATCAAAAATCTGCTAATGAAATCGTTGAGCTTGGGATTCGAAAAGCTTTAGAAGATTATTTAATTGAGATTAATGAAGGCAACTCTTTAGATTTTTTAGATAATTAAACTATTGACAGTCTATCTTTTTTATGTTACTATGTTTCACTCATGAAATTATTTGATTTCGAGCAGGAGAGAATTTTTTTAGCAGGAATGTTAAGTTACAGCGACTTATTTGTTTCTGAAATTTCTCATTTCGTAAGCGCTGAAGATTTTTATAGTAAAGATTCTGTAGTTCATAAAACAATTTTTTTAAAAATAAAAGCCCTACTAGATGAACAAAAAGTCGTAGACATATCATTGCTTTCGCACCATTTGTCTTGCCTAAATATATCTTTTCAGGACAATATTAAAATCCCCGACTATCTTGAATCTATAGATTTGCTTTCTTCAAACCTGTCTGAAGATATTTTCAAGAATGCAGCTGAAGTTATAAAATTATTAAGCGTTAGAAGAGAACTAAAGGTTACTGGCGAGAAAATCTCTAAGTCTATGTCTTCCCTAGATTCAACTGTTTCTTATGATGAAATTATTGAAACTTGTGATTCAATTTATAATGAAAAAATTGAATTATATGAAAACTCCTCTGGAAAAGCTGTAAATCTATTTAATATTTTACCTGATTTAGTTTATGAACGAGCTAATGACAGGTCCATCTTTAAAGATACTGGTCCTGAAGGACCACACCCTAGTTTAAATAAATTATGTGGATCATTAAATAAAGGTGGTCACATAACAATTGTCTGTGCGGGCTCTGGAGTAGGTAAAACTCAATTCACTACGCATTACTGCATGTGTTTAGCTGGAAAACATAAGATTCCAGTACTGCATTTAGATAATGGTGAAATGAGCGAAGAAGAAATTGCATTTAGAATGTTAGCCTCTTATTCAAATGTCCCTCTTTATTTAATTGAAAGTGGCGACTGGGCAGATGATTCAAATTTAAAACCACGCGTAGAATCTGCCTTAACTAAGATTAGTAATGGAGATATTATATATGATTATTATAACGTTGGTGGAAAATGCACGGATGAAATTATCTCTTATATAAAAAGATATTATTATTCTCAAATAGGCAGGGGTAACCAATTAATTATTAATTTTGATTATATTAAATCAAGTTTTGAGTCTACTAGTAAATTTAAAACTGAGTATCAAATTGTAGGGGAAATGGTAGACAAATTCAAAAAATTAATTCAAAGAGATCTTGTTTTTGAAGGAAGACCTATGGTTTCTTTAATGACCAGTGTGCAAGCCAATAGAATTGGAACAGTTGGCAACAGAAATTCAGATGCAGTAGTAGATGACGAAAGCGTAATATCTTTAAGTCACAGAATAAAACAATTTTGTTCTCACATGCTGATCTTACGCAATAAAACTATTGATGAATTACAGTCTGATCCAGTTTTTTGCGGTAGGCATATTATGAAAATTGAAAAAGCTAGAAATCATGGCTCTGATACTGCTCGTTTGCAAAATTTAGTAGAAATGCCTGATGGGTCAATGAAAAAAAACTATATCAACCTTGATTTTAATAACTTTAAAATAAAAGATTGTGGTGATTTGGTAGACTTGCTTGAGCAAGGTCAAACTATTAATACTTTAGACACTTCCCCAAATTCTCAAGATGGAGAGCTGCCAATTTAAATGAACAATCCTCAACAAATTGAAAGTGTTTTAAGAGACTTAGAGTATCCGCTTCTTGATCGCGGGGAATACTGGCAATCAACAGCTGTTTACCGAGGTGGCGACAACCCTCAGGCTGTTCAAATTTTTAAAGGTAGTGGAGTTTGGAAAGATTATGTCACGGGTGACTCTTACATGCCTTTCTCAGTTTTAATCGAGAAAACTGTTGGAAGTTCTGCGGCTAAAGAAATTTTATCCAATACTAATCTCAGTGATAGAATTGAAAATAATAAAATATCTTCGCATTTAAAATCTGAGACTACTTTTAATTCTAAAGAGTTTGAGAATCTACTTCCTCATTATAAATTCTACAACAACAAAGGTATCAGCGATGAAACTTTAAATTTTTTTAATTCAGGAATGTGTACTGCGGGTGCAATGTACCAAAGATATGTTTTTCCTATTTTTAATAAATTTCAAAAAATTCATGGGGTTGCTGGTAGAGACATGTCGCAATCTAGCAATAGACCAAAATGGAAGCACATGGGAAAGAAAAGTTCATGGGCTTATCCATTATATAATTTTGATCGCCTTACTAATTCTTTTCCGATTTTAAATAGCATTCAAGAATCCAAAGAAATTATTTTAGTGGAGAGTGTTGGCGACATGCTTTCTCTATACGAGCGAGGTTTTAAAAATTGCTTGGTGACGTTTGGAACTTCTTTGTCCCCTCATTTATGCTCTATTATCATGGGGTTAAATCCTAAAAACATATGCATCTCATTGAACAACGACAATCAGAAATCTAGAAATATCGGAAAAGAGTCTGCGATTAAATTATTTTTAAAGCTTTTAAGCTATTTCTCTGCTGAAAAAATAAGAATATGCTTACCTACTAAAAATGATTTTGGAGATATGAATGCTGCAGATTTTGATAATTGGTTAATTAAAAAAGAAATTAATTACGCTTCTCATAAAAAAATATGCAATCAAGTTTTGAACTATTCTAAAAAACTTTTTTCTAATAAGATTTTATCGAAAAATTTATTTAATAATATAAAATATTTGTCTGAATATGAGTAAGAAAGTTAGATTATCAGCGAGTAGAATTTCCACGGTAGAAAAGTGCTCGTGGGTTTATTGGTGCAAATATATCAATCAAATCCCAGATTCATCTAATTCAGGAGCTTCTAAAGGTAGTGTGTGTCATAATATATTTGAATACCTAGGTAAAGATAGACATAAAAAGCATTATAATAATATTATAAAACAAAATTCTATCTCGGGCTCAAAAGCAGTATTAAAATTAGTTGAGACTCAAGCTCGACTACAAGATCCTCCAGTTAATTCTGCGGAAGATTTAGATATGATCGACGCTTTCATTGTGAATGGCTTAAATCATGATTTTTACGGAGATTCAAACGAAAAACCTTTTGAAGCTTTATCGGAAAAAACTTTTGACATCGAGATCGATGATGGTGACAAACATTATTATATATATGGTTTTATAGATAAGTTATTTTTGTACGATAAAGGTAAGAGAGCTGTTATTAGGGATTTTAAAACTAGTAAAAAAGTTTATGTTGGAAAAGAAATTACTAATAATTTACAAAATTTAATTTATTGTTTGGCAGTTAAAAAAATGTACCCCAACTGCGAAGAGCTTCAAACAGAATTCCTTTTTTTAAAATTTGATTTAGAATCTGATTTATTAGGTTTAGACGGAGAGGGTGTACTAAAAATGGAACCCATGTCACTTAATGAGCTTGATGGATTTGAGTATCACTTAACAGAAATTCAATCTTATCTAGATAACTTTAATTATAACACTGCTTGCTCTAATTTTGCTGCAGACCAGCCATACCCCGAAGACAAGAGTTTCTCTGGTCCGCTATCTTGCGGATTTGCTAAACAGCCAGGTCAACTTAAAAAAGATGGAACACCTATGTGGCATTGTAATTATAAGTTTCCTTTTGATTTTTTTGCCCTGAAAGATTCGGATGGTAATATAATTAAAACCGCCAAAGAAGGTGAAGAGCATAAATTATCACCAGATGACAGTGTGGGGGAATATTTAGAAAAAATGCATTACGAAGGTTGTCCAAAATTTAATACTCAAAAAGATAGTTTTGATTTATAGTTTGTGTATACATTCTATGTGAAACTCATTATTGAATCTAATTTATGTGAGCCGCCTAGTCAAATTTATCCTTTTAGAGATGTTACTCTATACGCAAAGACGTATATTTTTGACGATGTTTTATTAAAATGCAAGCAAGGAACTAGAACTATGTACTGGAATTGGTTAAAGCAATACGGGGCTCATGATTTCATATCATACTTGATACGAGATTTTGAAAATGAAGATGGGTTTTTAATCGGTCAATCAAGATCAAATCTTAATGTTGAAAAAATTTCTTATGATAATATTGAATATATTATCTCAGTTCTAAAATCTCTTAGATAAAGCTTGACTTTTAATTGGTTTTTTGGTAAACTAAACAGATTATATGTTACCTTTATTTAAGTCTCATTATAGTATAGGCAAAAGTATTTTAACCCTAAATCCTCCAGGCTCTCCTAACTCTTCAGGCTCTGATTCGATTTTTGATATTTTATTAGAAAATGATTTAAAGCAGTTCGTTCTTATAGAGGATGCTCCAACTGGTTTTCTTCAGGCAAGAAAAATATCTTTAGAAGAAAATATTCATTTGGTATTCGGGTTAAGGCTTATGATTAAATGTGATTCGGAAACCGAGTCTCCCTCTGTTCATAAAGTTATTGTTTTAGCTAAAAATGATGAGGGTTGCAAGAAACTAAATTTGATATATAGCTCAATTCATTGCGATTTTGATGGCGTTGGAACCTTTAAATGTCTCAAAAAGTTTTGGAATAATGATGATTTAATTCTAGCTATTCCTTTTTATGATTCTTTTTTATATCAAAATAGTTTTTTGTTCTCAAACTGCTTGCCAAATTTTTCTTTTACTGATCCTATCTTTTTTTTAGAGAATAACAATTTACCTACTGACCTTATTTTAAATAAAATTGTTAATAAATTTTGCAAAGATAATGGTTTTAAAACCGAATTAACTAAAAGCATTTTCTACAAAAATCGAGAAGATGCAGATGCCTTGCAGACTTATAAATGCATTTGCAATCGAGGTTTCTTAAAAAAAAGCTCTCTATCTAAGCCTAACCTTGAAGGCTTTGGAAGTCGTGAGTTTTGTTTTGAAAGTTGGAAGGAAAATTACAATGAACTCTAATTTATTAAGATTTAAAAAAAATAAGAAATTTATAGTTTTTGACTATGAAACTTGCAGCTTAAATTTAGCATCCTTAGATAATAAACCTTGGCAATTAGCTTTTTTAATTTGCAGTCACGATAAAATCGAAAAAAAATATGATTTTTATTTACGCTGGAATGATTTAAAAATTTCTGATGGAGCAAAGCAAGTAACTGGATTCAAAGAGTCTGTTTATCAAAAACGAGCTACAGACCCTTTGGAAGTTTTAAATTTATTTGAAAGTTATATTTATAATCCTGACTATTATATAGTCGGTCATAACATTATAGGTTTTGATATTTTCATTCACAACATTCATCGATTATTATGCGGAAAACGCTCTGATTATTCTTATGTAGATAGATTAATAGATACGAATTGTATAGCTAAAGCTAACGCTCTTGACATTGAGTATGATGAAACTGATCTAACGCTGTGGCAATTTAAACTTCAAAAAATAAAGAAGAGAGGTTTAAAAACTAATTTAAAATCTCTTTGTGAGAAATTTAAAATAGATTTTGACGAAAACAAACTTCATGATGCGCTTTACGATATTGAGCAAAACTTCAAAGTATTTAAATCAATGATTTGGAAATCAAACATATAATGAAAAATTTTTTTAATAATTTTACTGAATATAAAAATTGTGTACCCCCTGGAGTTCGCCTACCCCAAATCGAAATAGATAAAAAATACTACGAACGCCTAAATTTAAAAGATGATGTTGATAATTTTACTTTTTTAAAGAATTTGTGTGATAAAAAATTAAAAGAAAATAGTTTAGGTAAAAATTATTCTGCCAGATTATCTTCAGAACTCGAAATTTTAAACAAACTTGGTTTCACAGATTATATTCTTTTGAATTGGGATATTATTAACTTTTGTCATGAAAATAATATTCCCGTCGGACCTGGTCGAGGGTCAGCTGCAGGATCATTAGTCTTATTTTTAATCGGTGTTACCAGCATTGACCCCGTAAAGTATGAACTATTTTTCGAACGATTTGTTTCAGAAAGTCGAGCAAAAAAAATTGAAGTAGATGGAATAACATATCTTGACGGAAGCTTATTAGCTGACGTTGATAATGATATTGCTTACGAGCATAGGCAAAAAGTTATTGATTACATTGAAGCGAAAAACCCCTCAAGAACTTCAAAAATTTTAACCTTAAACAGTTTAAGCAGCAAGCTATGCATTAAAGAATGCGGAAAAATTGTCAGTGAGTTTTCTGAAAAAGATGTTAATGCTGTGAGTGACCTAATACCCAAGAAATTTGGTAAAGTTTTTTCTTTGGAAAAAGCTACTGAAGAAAGTGAAAGGTTTTTATCTTGGTCAAAAGAAAATCCTGAGTGCTTTAAAATAGCTCGAAAACTCGAAGGCTTATATAAAAATACAGGAGTCCACCCTTCTGGCATTGCAATATCATTCTTTAAAATCTCTGAAATTTGCCCTCTTCAATCCACCAATGATGGCTCAATTATTACTGGTTACGACATGAATTGGGTCTCTGAACTCATGGTAAAGTTCGATATTCTTGGGTTAAGAACATTGAGTGTTATTTACGATGTGTGTAATAATATTAACGTAGATATTAAAAAAGTTAATTTAGACGATCCTTCAATTTACTTACCTCTTCAAGAAAGCTTAAGATCTCCACATGGTCTTTTTCAAATTGAAGCTGATACTAATTTTCGCGTATGCAAAACCGTGAAACCCAAAAGTTTAGAGCAGCTTAGCGCGGTTATAGCGATTGCTCGTCCAGGGGCTTTGGAGTTTACAGAACTTTATGCTGAATACGTAAAAACAAATGACTCTAATGTTATTCATGATTTTTTTGCTGAAGAATTAAGCTACACAGGAGGCATACCTTTATACCAAGAGCAGTTAATGAAAATGGCTGTTAGGATTGGGTTCTCCCTTGACGAATCCGAACAATTAAGGAGAATCGTTGGAAAGAAAAAAGTTGATCAAATGTCTTTATGGCAAGATAAAATTAAAGAAAAAGTTTCTTTAAATAATCTGCCACCTGAAGTTGGTGAAATATTATGGAAGGTCGCTGAAGATAGCGCAAATTATTCTTTTAATAAGAGTCACTCTATAGCCTATTCTACGCTAGCAGCATGGACTACATTTTTAAAATTCAATTATACTCAAGAGTTTTTTCTAAGTTTGCTAAAAATGACAAAGTTTGAACCAGCTCCTCAAGAAGAAATTAGTCAAATCAGCAAAGAATTATCCTTTTTTAATATAAAATTATTACCTCCAGATTTAGAGAGATCTGAAATGGATTTCTCTAAAGAAAACTCGGACATTAGATTTGGATTAAATAGCATCAAAGGTGTAAGTGAAAAATCTTTGCAATCTTTGAGTAAGTTTCGATCTAAAAAACAGCCTAATAAATTTAAAACTTTTGTTCAAGCAAAAGAGTCTGGTCTTAATATTGGTATACTTTCATCTTTGATTCAAGCTGGCTGCTTACCTAGTTATTCTTGCAGTCGATCCCTGCTTGCTCTAGAAGCGCAGTCCTTTAATCTTTTGACTGATCGCGAAAAAAAATTAACGATTGACCTAGCTCCCAAATATAATTATATGTTGCTAGATATTATCGCTGCCGCAAAAGAAGGTTTAATTGCTAAAGATGGCAAGCCTTTAATGAAGGAGTCTAGATTTAATACTTTTAAATCAAAATATGAAAAATATAAATCTATTTATTTACAAAATAAGCAGTATGAAAAATTTGCTAATTGGTATTTTGAAAGTAAGCTTTTGGGTTATAGTTATAGTAGTGACTTAAAATCTGTATTCAATGATTCTGAAATTATATATAATTCAAATGATTTTTATAATAATGATTCTTGCAGAGGGAAATTTATTGGAATTGTTTTTGATTATTATAAAGGCACTAGCAGAAATGGTAATAAATATGTAAAACTTATATTACATGATGAATATGGTAAATACCCAGTAATGTTCATGGATAATTCAAGAGGCGCTAAATACAGTGAATATTTAGATTCTGGAAAAAAACTTCCAGAAAAAGATGATATAATAGGTGTAATTGGTTCTAAGTTTTCGGACATTATTTTCGCTGACAATATTTTACCTTTGCAAGAAAAAATTTACATGAAATTAGGAGACATCAGATAATGGATATACTTCCAAACTTTACCCCTCGCGTTCAACAAGCAATTAAAATTGCCAAAAATTTGTGTGTTGATTCTAGGATTAATTTAGTTGAACCAATACATTTAGTGTATGGAATTTTTAAAGTTCAAGATAGTTTGTTTTATTCTATGGGCGGAGAGTCTGCGTTTTCCATGCAAGATTTAAAAAATAAAACCCTAGAGTTCCCTGCTTCTTTTTTGCCCAACGATCAAAGAGTTGATATCTCTTATTCAAAAAGCTTTAAAATTTTATTAAGAGAGTCTTCTAAATTAGCCATGACTTATGGACATGATTACGTTGGGGTTGAGCATATCTTTTTATCTTTACGATCTAACCCTAACGTTCAAAATCTATTTTTAAGTTTTAATTTGGAACCTAATTCTATTTTTGATGCTGTTCAATTGTCTCTTGAAGGCGACGTCGAAGAAAAGCGTAAAGATTTAAAGAAATTTTTAAACAAAACTAAGGATCGCAAATCAAATCCTTCTCCAAAAAAAGATCTTGAGCCAAGCTCTTTAGATCAGTTTTCTATTAATTATTCCGCATTAGCCAGTGAAGGTAAATTTGATCAAGTCGTAAATCGAGAAGAAGAAATCGACCAAGTAATTGAAATTTTATGTCGCCGTGTAAAAAATAATCCAATCATTTTAGGCGAAGCGGGGGTGGGAAAAACAGCCTTAATAGAAGGTTTGGCTCAAAGAATAGTATCGAAGCAAGTGCCTGATATACTTTTAAACTCTCAAGTTCTTGGGTTAAATCTAAATAGTGTTATTGCAGGAACTAAATATCGAGGTCAGTTCGAAGAACGTTTGAAAGAAATTTTAAAACAAGTTCAATCTTCTGATTATAATATTTTATTTATTGATGAAATTCATACTTTAATGGGAGCTGGAAATTCCGAAGGGGGAATGGATGCCGCAAATATTTTAAAACCTTTACTAGCTCGTGGAAATTTAAAATGCATTGGAGCTACCACGTTAAAAGAATTCAAGAACTCTATAGAAAAAGATTCGGCATTATCCAGGAGATTCCAAACAGTTTTAGTTTCAGAACCTTCAAAAAAAGACTGTTTTAATATTTTGCAAAGCTTAGCGCCAGAATATGAATCTTTTCATCAAGTTAAATTTAGAAGAAATGCTCTAGAAGCTGCGGTAGAGCTTAGCTCTAGATATATCAATGATCGTTTTTTACCTGACAAGGCTATAGACATTATAGATGAAGCTGCCGCAAAAGCAAAAGTTAAAAATTTTAATCGCCCTCAAGAAATTTTAAATCTAGAATCTTCTTTGGAGTCTTTAATTGACCAAGAAGAATCAACTTCCGACAAAGATAGGAAGCAAGTTTTAGGAGAATGCATTGATGATCTCTTTGAAAAATATCAAAAAATATTAGATGAGTGGCAAAAGACAATAGCTAAGAAAAAAATATATATCACGAAGAATAATATAGAAGAAATTATTTCTCAAAAAGTTAAAATCCCACTTTCAATTATCTCTTCGACTTCAGATGATAAGTATCTAAAATTAGAAGGTAATCTTAAAAAAGAAATTATAGGACAAAATACTGCTGTTCAAAAAATTTGTCAATCCATTCAGAGAGCCGCTTGCGGATTGAATAACCCGAACAAACCAGCGGGTGTTTTTCTTTTGTTGGGGAAAACTGGTACTGGTAAAACTTTAATGGCAAAAAAAATGTCTAAATTTATTTTTGGAGGAGAAGATAAAATTATTAGAATTGATATGGGAGAGTTTTCAGATTCTGCCAGCTCTTCAAAAATTACAGGGTCATCACCTGGTTACGTCGGCTATGAAGAGGGTAGTAACTTAGTTGATCAAGTTCGCAAAAAGCCTTACAGCGTAGTTCTTTTTGATGAGATTGAAAAGGCTCATCCTGATGTATTAAAATCTCTTCTTTCAATATTAGATGAAGGAAAACTTTCTGATAACTATGGTAGAACAGCTGATTTTCAAAATTGCTTAATTATTTTAACTGGAAACTTGGGTAGTGACATCTTAGATAAACCTTCTCAATCAGTCGGCTTCCTTTCTGCTGAAATAGATCAAGATATTGTCAACGAAAAAATTCATAAACTTGCTTGCAAACATTTCTCCCCTGAATTTGTTAATCGTATAAGTGATATTATTATTTTTTCAAATTTTACCAATGATCACTATGAAGATATAATATCAATTTATATTAAAATGCTAAACAAAAGATTACAGGGTAAAAAGATTAAAATTAAAATTTCAAAAAACGTTTTAGATTTTTTACTTTTAAAGTTGCAAGAACTAAATTTGGGAGCAAGACCTATAGAAAGATTATTTAATCAACATATAGAATCAGTCCTTTGTAAAAATATTTTGTCAAAAAAAATATCCGATAATGACTCTGTTGAGTTTGATTATAAAAATAATAAATTTATTTTCACAAAATTATAAGCAACTTAAAATGATTACTATCGCTATCAAACTTAATATTTGTGGTGCAGAAACGTGATGTATCATAATATGATATACACAAATATTTAATTTATGTGTAATTAATTCAATTACTATGGTATATAGTATATAACTTGTTCTTTAAAATTTTATGGGCGTGTACTGGATTCGATTTAAGTTGGATTAGTATATTGCAAGTAGGAGTGCATCTGGCTCCTCAAAAAGATGCAAAAGTTTACATGGCAATAAGTCACGTATTCAAGCTTACTCGCCTCAAAGCGAGCAGCTTGCTTTAGCAGCTTAATTCTGCTACCTTACAACCTTTGACGCAGATAAAAGGATTGTGGGGTCATCTATCTGCAAAACAGATAAAAGTTTATCCATATCATAAACTGCGAATAATTGAAATGGTTAGTTGGATGTTTATGTCATAACTTAAAAAAAAATAAACTAAACTTGTAGATGTATATTTTTGAAAATTTAAAGACGGGAGTTCGACTCTCCCCACGTCCACCAATTTATTATGAAAAATCACGAAATACACAGAAGAGAATTTATTGCTAGAGCTGCCAAATCTTATTTGGGAGTTGGCTTAATGCCATTGGTCGGATCATATATTCATGATAACGCTTACGCTTTAACACCAGGTTCTCGCCCCGCTAAAGCTCGCCATGTTATTTACTTAAACATGGCTGGAGCAATGTCGCATCTTGACACCTTTGACCCAAAGCCTCAAAGCCCTGATGTCCAAGGTCCAATTGAGTCTATCAAGACAACGGTTGATGATGTTTTTCTTTCTGAAAACTTGCCTACAGTTGCGAGGCATATGCATAATGCAGCCATTGTTCGCTCGGTGACAAGCAACCAAGGGGCTCATGAACAGGCTAGCTATTTAATGCATACGAGTTATCAAAAGCGCGGAACAATTGTACACCCTACTTTTGGCAGCTGGGTTTCTAAGCTTTCTGGGTCAATAAATAGAAGTATTCCCACTAATGTAAAGATTGGAGGAGGAGGAGGGGGAGCTGGCTTTTTAGAATCTCGTTACGGAGCTTTACCAATAAGAAATCCTAAGGCGGGGCTAGCAAACAGTTCAATGGCTGACTATTTAGATAGTTCACAATTTAACGATAGAATAAAAACAGCTGAGCAATTAAATTCTGTGTTTAGTGAGAGGTATAATCAAAAACAAATTCGTGCGTATACTGATTTATACAAAGACGCTGTAAAACTAATGCAAAGTGAAGATTTAAAAGCTTTCGATATTTCAGCTGAGCCACAAGCGATGACTGAGTTATATGGCGAAAGCAATTTCGGTCAGGGATGCTTACTAGCCAGAAGATTGATTGAAAATAAAGTGCGCTATGTAGAAGTTACTCGCGGAGGTTGGGATACACATGATAATAACTTTGATCGCGTTGCGGCAAATTGCGTGGACATTGACAAGGCATTAGGAGCACTACTCTTTGATCTTGAACTCCGAGGTTTATTAAATGAGACGTTGGTAGTTTTAACATCTGAGTTTGGTCGCACACCAAAAATTAATCCAAGAGATGGTAGAGATCACTGGCCTAAAGCTTTCTCAGCTTTTTTTGCTGGGGGAGCTATCAAAGGCGGGACAATTTATGGTCAGAGCGACGACAAAGGAATGGAAGTTGACTTGAATCCAGTTAGACCTGAAGATTTAAATGCTACAATTGCATATGCCTTGGGTCTCTCTATAAATGACATTCATTATTCTCCATCTGGAAGACCGTTCCAAATAGCTCATAAAGGCACTCCTATTTTAGAAATTTTGTCTTAGGCATTAATTTATCTTTTAAATAAATTTTAGCCTCCTCAGCGTTTTTCCAATCTTCTACTATAACTTTCTGGTTGTCTAAATTTTTATAATTTGCAAAAAAATCTTTAGTTTTTTCAAGAAATCTTGGGTAGATATCATCAATATCTTTAATACTTTTTTCTTTTACTGTAGTTGTGACAATTTTATTGTCAATGTATCCACAATCCATCATTCTTAACAAACCTAACGGTTTTAGTTTTACTAATGTTCCTGCCTCAATGTGAGGATCTGTATCTAGCATGACTATATCTACAGGATCTCCATCTTCTGCTAAAGTAGAGGGGATAAATCCATAATTTGCGGGATATATCATAGAGTTACTAAGTTCTCTATCAAACTCTATCATATTAAAATTTTCATTCAGCTCGCACTTAACATTAGATTCTTTTGGAATTTCTATTATTCCAAAAAAAGTTTCTGGATATTCTTTTGCCTGTAGATTTAATTTCATTAAAATATATTTGATTCAGGATCAAGTTTAACTGTGTCAAAAACCATCCCTTGATCCCTCTGCAAATTAATTCCAAGGGCTCTTGGAGTATTTAACTTAGGATCTTTATCATTAATTAAAATCCTTGCGCCCCTTTCAATACCCATTATGATCCTATCATATGGTATTTTATTTTTATTTAATTCATTAATTGTTAAGTCTCTAAGATCCTCAGGTCTAGCCGTTGTTAGAATGATCATGTGACCCTGATCCTTCCATGAGTTTAGTTTATTTAATACTCCTGGCAGCACTTCACACTCTTCGGTTGTATAATTTGCAAATTGCCTATATTTGAATATAGTTCCATCTATATCACAAAAAATTGTATTATATTTTTTCATCACTCAGGTCTTTTACCAGTAGGCTTTCCGTCTTGACCAATTTCCCCCGCTCTGATTTTTGTTGCGGATACAGCTTGTAGCTCTTTGCTTAATTCTAATTGTTCTATATTGTAACCTACTCCTCTTCCATAAAATACATCAGTAATATTTGGAAGCTCTACTACTTTAATTTTATCTCCAAATTCTACGCATGCTGAGTATATCTCTTGCTTTACTTTCTCAAAATTATATGGATTTTTCTCATCAATACCTGCTACATCTCTTAAAGCTATACAACACTGTCCTGTACGCTCTACAGCTTCTTTTACTAAAGTTTTATGACCAATATGAAAAGGTTGATACCTTCCTATGAGTAAAGCTGTGGGCGCTTGATTATCCCACTGCTCGGTTTCGTTTAATTTTTTAATGACTTGCTCAGCCCATTCTTCAGGACTGCCATCTATCAGCCTAATGTCGTATTCCAAAGGTTTTTCAAACATTTTATTTGTATCTTCATATCTACCTTCTTGAATTCTGTCAACCCATACCACAAAGTCTGCATTAAAAGCTTCGCGAGTTTCCTGAACAGGACATACAAAGTCTGCCACAACATAGTTCCCTCCGATTTTAGCCCAATCGCAGAGCTTCCCCATTCTAGTAGCATGTTTTATTCTATCTTCATAATCAAACCCTAATTCAGTATAAATGTCTTGCCTTACAGCATCTGCATTAAACCATGCGGCGTTTAATTTGCTCACTAGAATTTCTGCCAAAGTTGTTTTTCCAGAACCTGGCAATCCCATTATTAATATTTTTCTTTTTGTTTTCATTTATGTGTAATAATTTATTATAAAAATAATCCCTCAAAATTACACCTTTTATTTTATTATAGAATGAAAAATTCAAAACCACTGTGTAAAAAACAATATAAAACAACAGAAGCTCAGCGAAAAGCTCAAAAAAAATATGATGAGTCAGATTTAGCTCGGCGCAGAGCGCAAAAAAGAGACTATATGCGCCGAAAGAGATCTGAAAATCCAAACTATTGCAAATGGAAATGACTTGACTTCTTTATATTTTCGTGATAAACTGTGTTTATTATGAAAAAACGCGGAAGAAAAGCAACGAATTGCCAAAAAGCTTTTAGGAAAAAAACTTTTTCTTTTTCTCAGTATTGGCTTATGTATTATACAGAGCGCTACGAAGATGGTACTGAAAAAGATTATGCAACTTTTATCAAGGCCCGTTCTTATCTTATAGCTAAAACTATTCTTATTGAGAAAAGTAAAGAAGACTCTTTAAATGTAAAAGTGAAAGCGGTATTAGGATACATGCTTCATAAACAATACAAACATACAAATACCAACAAACTATTATCTGTTTCTGACTGGGAAAATATCCGCCGATCAGCTTTCCCAAACGTTAATAATTTTTTATTTAAAAAAAATCTACCTCGACCTGAGGGTTACACAAATAGATTCAATAAATCTAGCGCAAAAGACTGCGAGAATATAGGTTTTAAAAGAGGTGCTCAAAATTGGGCTCGACAAAATCGCAAAGGAGTTTGCAAAAAACTTAATGAAAGAAAAGGTCTTGTTTGGAATGGTGGCGAATGGGTTAAATGGGACAAGGAAGAAATGCGTCGAACAAAAAATCAAATTATTAACGCTTTAGTTGTAAATAATAATAGCCGCAAGAAAGCTGCTGAACACCTTAAGATTGGTCGATCAACTTTATATAAGTTAATGGCTAGATGCGAAACCAGAGACTGGTGGAACACTGAATACCCATTTGAAAAACCTACACCGCCCAGAGTGTCTAAAGAGCAGCGTTCGGCAGCGCAAAAAAAAGTCATGGAACAAAGGAGGCAAAACGGAGTTCCTTTTTTTGATAAAAGTCTAGAAGCTGAAGCTAAAAGGATTAAAAATTTAAGGAAAGCCAAAGCTGAATCTAGAGATATTTATAGAAAATCTTTAATCCCTAAAATTAAAAAAGCTCTTCTGGCAAACGGTAATGTTCGAACCAAAGCTGCTGCAAGCTTAGGCGTAAAAGATGCTACATTCAAACGATGGATGGACAGAACTAAATCTTTTGTAAATTGGTCGAAAGAATATCCAAGTTCATATAATAATGACGGTAAATTAACATGGAAAACAGTAAACAAGTAAATTGTAAAAACTCAGATTTGTTTGATCAATATCTCATTGAGTTTCAAGAAGATATTAAAAGAATAGTTGGGAAGTTTAAAAAAAGTTTTCACGCTCTTTCTGACGAAGAAATTTACAGTGAATGCAACTTACATTTATTAAAAAATAAAGAGAAGATATTAAATTCTTTTCCTAGTGACCAAGATTTTAACCAATCAGAGTTTAAGAAAATAGCTTATCATTATGTAAAAAATGAAGCTGTCTGGGCGCATTATAGATTCACTAATAAATCATACAACCGTCGCAAACTTGATGGATACACAGAGACCGAAGATGGAACTAAAACTGTTTTTGAAGCAGCTATTGAAACTCAAGGTGAAGAGAATAAAGAACTTGATAATGATGAAATTTATTTTCAATCGAATTCAAAACAATTTTTTCATGTGCTCACTAAATACTGTTACCTTTTAACAGAAAAAGAGTGCAAGCTTTTATCTTTTTATCAAAAAGGTCTTAGTCAAGTGAAAATCTCTGAAGAGCTTGAAGTAACCCATCAAGCAATCTCAACAATGTTTCTTGGGATACAAGAAAAACTAAATCATTTTTTTGATGCCAAAGAAGTTCTTCAAGGAGGTAATTCCAATGACATTTCCAAAGGGAAGCAATCTATGAATAGTTTTTTTGATCAAGGCTTAGATAATCCTGTGATACATAGCTCTGATAAAAAAAAGATTAAAAAATTTATATTAAAAAACCCTAGAACTTATTCGGGGCAAGAAATTAATAAAATATTATTTAATAATAAATATAGCATGCCAAAAATTAGCGGGGCGATAAGAAGTTTGAAACTAACACCTTTAGTTACTTCTATCAATCGCCCTTTTACTGAAGCTCAAAAGCTTCTCATGCTTAAATTATTTAAAAAAGGGAACTCTATACTTTCTGTTTCAAAAAAAATTGGAGCGCCATTAAATTCTTGCCAAAGAATGCGTGGAGAATTTGTTAAGAAAGGCCTTTTAACTCCTCTCAGAAAATCAAAATCTTAAAAAAAAATATTCAGCAAACCTGAATACAGTGGACTATACTTTATGAAAAATCTTTTATATAAAACTCGCACCTACTTAGTCGGTCATATGCAATATCTTAGCGGCAGAGATTGGAGAAAAGAAGTTACCGATAAACTTTCGTCGTTAAATATTACTTGCTTTAATCCTTACGAAAAGCCTTTCATGAAAGACGTTGAAGAAGATGAAACTTCCCGTCGAGAGATGGAAACTTGGATGAAAACAAAACAATATGACAGAGTTACAGATAAAATGAAAATGGTTCGAGCTTATGACTTAAACTTGGTAGATAGGAGCGATTTTATTATTGCGCATCTTGTTCCTGATGTAGCTAGCTGGGGAAGTGCTGAAGAAATTGTTACAGCCGTTAGAGAAAAAAAACCAATCTTCATAAGCATGGAAGGGGGTAAAGCTAAAACACCCTTGTGGATGCTCGGTATGCTACCTCATAAATATATTTATAATAGTCTTGACGAAGTTGTTGAAATGTTGTATGCTATAGATAATGGCAGCAAACCAATTGATTCAGATAGATGGAGATTATTGAGAAAGGAATATAGATAATGGAAATTTTACAACTAATTGTTTATTTTATTTTTTGTTACGGATTTTACGCTAATTTCATGTCATGATTATTATTGATAAAACTGATAATTACAACTTTCGCTTTGGTTTTAATCAAACTCAAGACTATATTATTAATTCTTTAGAAGTTTTATTTATTGAAGCTCATGGTCAATCTTTATATAATAAATGTAGTTTAATTATCTTGGTTCAAAATGAAAATTTTTATCACGTCATTAGAAACAAACATAAAGTCAGAATTAGCGGTGAATTACTTTCTAATCTTTGTTCTGATGTAGAATCTCATTTATAAATTTTGAAAATTTCGTTATAATATATAATATATAGATTATAGCATCTTCACACATGAACAAATCTAAATTAAAACAAATAAAAGATATAATGGGCTACCAAGGTCTACCAGAGCAAAAAAGACTGCTTCGACGGTTTAAAAAATCCTACGCTGCTCTTAGCGCGGAAGATAAAATTAAAATAATTTCTGAACTTAAACAAAAGTTTAATAGAATATAGCCAGCATTTATTTATTATAAAATAAATCATCAATATAACACAAAAAATATAATATCATGGAAGAGACAAATAAAACTCAAGAGTCTAACAACGAATGGAAAGAGCGCGAATTAGGAGCTCTTTGGAAAAAATCTGGAAAAACTCAAAATTATTTTTCAGGTAAAATAAATATCTCAAAACTTGCAGACGAAGATGGTTTTGTCAATATTGTTGGATTTTCAAATAAAAGAAAAAGTGAAAACCCTAATGCTCCTGATGTAATAATTTATTTTTCTCCATCAGTTTCTGACGGACTATCTCTAGATGACAATAAAGTTGTTGCTAAAGAAAATTCTTCTAATAATGTAAATGCGGTTGAAAGCTCTACCACTGAACAGACTTCAGAACCTGCAGGGATTGATGATGAAACCCCATTTTAATTTCTATGGAGCAAGCCGTTTATATTATCCTGCGAAATGGTAGGAAAGCTGAACCTAATTTTTATTTAAGTAAGGACACCGCGCTCTCAAACATTCGAAAAATGCAAGAAGCTTTTTCTACTTGGGACAGCAACTCTAAAAACAATTTTACTTTAGTAAAAACTAAAAAACCTCATCAGTTTCTTTAATTGAATAAATCCTCATCAAAGTCTTTAGATAAATTTAAAACTTTTGCTAAGAGCAAAGGTTTTAAAATAAAACTTCCAACTAAAAATCAATATTCAAGTTTTATTGATTTATTTTTGTTGGGCAAATCGCCTGATTCGAGCCCAAGCTCTAGATCGCTATGCTTTAAGGCTTTTTCTGGAAAAAAAAGCAATAAATGGGTTTGGGTTGAAATTAAAAATTTTAAAGGTAAACCAGGTTGGCTTTACGGCTCGGCTGATTTTATTGTTTTTGAGTCTCCCACTCAGTACATTTTTTGTCCAAGAAAAAAGCTTGTTGATTTTGTTCACTCTAAAATAGATTTCTCAAAATCCATTGTAGCTAATCCTTGGGAAGCAAAATACCAATTATTTCAAAGGGAAAATCATTTTGATGAAATAACTCAAGTTAATTTAGTAGATCTAATAGTGTTGCCCGAAACAACCACATGGAATAAATCATGAATCAAAAACAGATAGACTTTGCATTAATAACTAGCAACTCTTTAATGGGTAAAATTCCTTCTTGGGAATCGTATCAGTCAATGAGTGAAGATCAGTACCTTGATTTAATAGATTACTCAAAAGAATTAATTGCTTCCGATGCAGATCATCGCATTACTTTTTTAGTAATTGCTGAAGGTGTTGATGCTGTAGAAGAGCAAGAGGAAGAAGAGAAGACTGAACTTGTTAGCCAGAAAGAGCAACTAGAAAACGAAAAATTAGAACAGTCAAAACTTAAAGAGTCATTGAGGAATAAATCCAGGTCTATATTAAACTCGATCTACGGTATTTAAAACTTGACAAACTCTCTTTTTTAAAATAATATAATATCATGTCAGAGAATAAAAAAGTCAGTTCAGCGATTGATGGTTTTCGCAAGCATCAATGCAAGCAGGGTGGAAGCTGCAAAACAGATTCAATTTTTAACTCAGTCAATTCTCATGGAAAGGGCGATTCGCCAAGAAAAGTAACGAAAAACTTTGAAAAAAACTTTGAAGATATTTTTCCTAACTCATTTAAACCTAGCTGGTCAAAACATTCAAAATGAAAGATCTTATCGCTCAATACTCACTTGTACTTTCTTCGAACTCTAAAGAAGTTTTATACAAAGCTCATCAAGATTTACTCAATTCCGATTTTTTAGTTTCATCAAATTTTAAACCTAAATTTCACAAAGATATCTTATTGCACTCTTGCGAGGTTCTTGTTTCTATTTCTGAGACTAAAAATTATGTTTTTAGTGATTTCTTAGATAATTTTTTAGATAATCATGATAGCCTTACATTGAGTTCTGCGTTCACTGATTCTCATGGCAAGGGCGTTTTAGAGCCAGACCTGACAAAAACATATATAACCACTTATTAATTATGATGATATTAAATTTTTCTTTAAATAAATTTTTGCCTTTTATTATACTAACATGTTTATCTTTTCACAGTTTAGGCTTTGAAAGATTTGAGCCTTATATTATTATCGCGCTATCGATTTTCATTGGACACTTTAACTTCAAAGCTGGTTACGCTGTTGCTTATTGTGAAAAAAATAATATAGATTTAAATGTTGAATAAAATCAAGCTCCTCTTTCAAAAATTTTTTGGGCCAAAATATTATATTGTATATAAAAACGAAAATGGCAAAACAAAAACATATCAAATTGGTTCAATTAATTTGTATAATTCTTTTGGCAACAAAGAATCTCAAAGAAACAACATTGGATTTAAAGCTTATTGTTTCGGAAGAAAGCAAATTCGATCCTTTCGCCATGATCGCATAATTTCAATTACAAAAAAATGAGCACTCAAAATATGACAACAGCCAATGATTCTTTTAGTATTGATTCTAATGGAATTTGGCACGGACTTAATAAAAAAAACGTAATGGATCATCATGTCCATGATTTTTATCTTTGCAACTCAATCATAGAATTGTTAACAAACGAAAACCCAGAAACTGTTGGAGACTTTGGCTGTGGATTAGGTTTTTATACGCATCAACTCAAAAAGAGCGGAATAAACAGCTTTGGCTACGATGGTAGCCCCAACACTTACGAGCTTACCAATGGATCTTGCTCTGTATTAGAGCTTCATAAACCCTTTCGCTTTCCCAAGCCTTTTGATTGGGTACTTTGTCTTGAAGTTGGCGAACATATTCCAAAGCAATTTGAATCTATTTTTATTGATAATCTTCACCACAACTCATCAAAAGGTATTATATTAAGCTGGGCCATCAAGGGTCAAGGTGGAGATGGTCATGTAAACTGCCAAAACAATGATTATGTAGAGTCTCAATTTCAGTCATTAGGTTACGCTTTAGATCTAGACGCTCAAACCAAACTCAGAAATGATGCATTTGCTCCTTATTTTAAGAGGACTATAATGGTGTTTAGGAAATTGTAAATGTTTTTTTCTATTGAATTTTACATATTATTGTGTATTATACTTGTACTAGTAAATTTATTTCTTTATCAGAAATTTCGCAAATCCAAATCTAATTTAAAATATGAATCTAACTCTAGTTTTAACGCCGATCTACGCACGGAAAATACATTCTTAAAAGATCAATTAAATCAACTTCAAAAATCTTTTCAATCCGAGCAAGATCTCATCAAGCTCCAAAGAAAAGAACTTAACGAAAAAGAAAAAATACTAACAGAAACTAATCTTAACTTAGAAAATCGCCTCCTAGAAGAGACTGAAAGCCGAAGAAAAGTTTTAAGTCAAAAGAAAAGTAGTGAAGTTCGCCTGGGTCAAATTGCAGAAACTCTAGCTCCCTTCTTAGATCAATTTGATTTTGAGCCAGAAAATTGCATTTTTTTAGGTAGACCTATTGACTACATATCTTTTGGAGATGATGAAATAACATTTATTGAAATTAAAAGTGGCAAGAGTCAACTAAATCAAAAACAAAGACACATTAGAGATCTAATAAAAAATAAATTTATTAACTGGAAAGAAATAAGAATAAAATGAAAGAACGTTTAAAAGAAAATATTAAGAATTTAAATCAACCCTCTTACAAAGGTAAATATATAGAAATGGGTGCAGTTGACGGTCATTTTCAATCTAATACCAATTGGCTTCAAAGCGAATATGATTGGACTGGAATTTTAATTGAACCTGCTCCAATTCAATTCGAAAAGTTAAAAACTACACGACCTAATAACTTTTATTTTAATTGCGCTTGTGTTTCTTTTGATTATCAAGACTCTACTGCAGATGGAGATTTTGACGGTAGGGCAATGTCTTCGATTGGAGGATTAAGAACTCGCAGACCTGCGACGCACACAGTACAAGCTAGAACATTGCAATCTATATTAGATGAAACTAATATTGGAGACATAGACTTCTTCTCTCTTGATGTCGAAGGTTATGAATTAGAAGTTTTAAAAGGTATTAATTTTGAAAAACAAAAAATTCATCAAGTTTTAATTGAAGTTACTGAAAAAGATTATTCACAAAGAGATTCAGGGCTAGAAATTATTTCTAGTTTCATGTTTTCTAAAAATTATTCTCTAGCTCCTGTAGATTATGGCGCTGGACTTGGTTGCATCAGTGCTTTCACCTCTGAACCAAATCCTAAAAACGAAACTGGTCAAGTTTATAATGGGCACAATGATTATCTTTTTAATTTAAACATTTAACAAATAAATATATATGAAAAATAAAATCGTATCATTATTACTAGCCTTCGGGCTTTCTCACGTCGCCTTAGCTAACTCCGCTAAGATTGGATATGCTTCCGATTTCTTTTATCGGGGCGAGCAAAAGGCTCTTGAATCAGTTCAAGCTTCTATCGATCTTGAGCAATCTGTAGCTAGTTTAAATGCTAGTTTTCATCTATGCACTAATCAATCTATTGACACTGGAGTTGATAGCTATGGTATTGCTTTTGGAATTAGTGAATCATTTGCTGATGAGCTTTTTTCTCTCTACGGAGGTTTTAATCATTTTGAAGATGTCGCTGGCGATGCGCTCTCTGAAATTGCAGTAAAAGCTTCTCTTAATATTGTGGGCAGCCCCACTTTATCTGTTTATCGCAATGTAGATGATAAGCTCTATACATTTGAAGGTTCTTTAAAGCATCAATTTGATCTTGAAGTTGTAGACCTTTGCGTACATGCTTCCGCTGGAAATACTGACACTACGGAATCTACTGATCGTTCTTATTATGGATTAGGAGCTAATTTATCTCGTTCTGTAGGCGAAGGAGCAATCTTATCAGCTTCTGCTGATTTGGTAGACGCTGATGACATTGATAGAGAATTTGTCTTTGGAACAGCCTTAACTTTTAATTTCTAATATAAAATACAATTATGAAAAACACACTAGATACAATAAGCTGCGCTGTAAAAGGCATTGCAGCAACATTACTTAGCGTTCTTGGACTACTTATTATCGTTCAAGCTGTCTTCGGTACATCGGCTCCTGTTGATGTTATAGGAAATCTTCAAGGTTTAGTTGGAGGATTTGTGGGTCCAGAAACTGGCTTCACTTCTTTCCTAACATTAATTCTTGTCGTAGCTTTGCTGGCAAAAAACAGCTCTTGCTCGCGCAGTAAATGTGATTCAGAAGGTTAATCTTACTTTAACCGCTTTAAACAAGGGGGGCTTTGCCCCCCTTTTTTTTGAATTTCAAACTTTAATTAATATAATATTATTATGCGCATTCTTATAACAGGGCATAAAGGCTTCATTGGTAAAAATCTCCACAATTATTTATCGAACTTTAAAGCTTTAAATTATACAGTTGAAGGATTTGATCAAGATTTAAATGAAGATCTTAAGTTTCCCGACTGCTCTCAATATGAATGGGTAATACATTTAGGCGCTATTAGTACTACTACTGAAAAAAATGTAGAAAAAATTCTTAAGTATAATTTAGAATACAGTATAGAGCTTCTGTCTCTTTGTGAAAAAAATCAATGCAACTTTCAATATGCTAGTTCTGCCAGTGTATATGGCAATAATAAAAGTTTTAATGAAAACGATTCTGTTTACCCCTTAAATCCTTATGCTTGGAGCAAATATCTCTTTGATCGACATGTAAAAAAACATTACCGCGATTCAAATATTTGGATTCAAGGTTTTAGGTACTTTAATGTCTATGGCAATCATGAAGAACATAAAAAAAATCAGGCTTCGCCTATTACAAAGTTTTCCATTCAAGCTCAGCGCGAAAAATCTATAAAACTTTTTGAAAACAGCAATGAATATCTTAGAGATTTTATTTGCGTAAATGATATTTGTAAAATTCACGAAAAAATGCTCCACCAAAATGTTTCTGAAATTTTCAATGTTGGAACTGGCAGCCCAATCTCTTTTGAGCAAGTTGCCAATTTAATTTGTGAAAAATATAATGTCAGTAAAAGTTATATATCTATGCCTGATGACCTCAAAACTCAGTATCAATCTTACACAAAGGCTGACATCAGTAAACTTTTAAAATATGTTGATATAGAATTTCAAACAGTAGAAGATTACTTAACTCATGGATGATGACTTTTATATTGGTGGTCCACGAGATTATGATGAGCAAACAGATTCGTTTCGCATTGATCTTGAGAATTTAATTTATAGATATATTGACGAGTATGATATTAATACAATTACCATGATAGGAGCACTGCAAGAAAAAATAATAGAACTATCAAATGAGGGCAATATCGAATTTGAATCTGATGAAGATTTACTAGAATAATTAAAAGTTTTTTTTATCATATAATTATGAAAACTATATGGTGTAATGGAACTTTTGATGTCTTACATTCTTCTCACATAAAACTTCTAAAATCAGCTAGGCATTTATCTTGTGGTGGACACGTTATAGTTGGCCTAGATTCTGATTCAAGAGTTTCGGATAAAAAAGGTTCAAAGAGACCTTTTAAAAATTATCATGAGCGTAAAACCATCCTGGAATCCATCAAATATGTAGATATGGTTTTTGAATTTTACACCGATCTTCAGTTAGAGAATTTAGTTAAAATGGTTTCTCCAGACATCATGCTGCTCGGAAGTGATTATGAAAATCAAAAAATCATTGGTGCTGATTTTGCTAAAGAAGTTCGTTTTCTAGAGCGAATTGACGATCTTTCAACATCTGCCATCATCAATAAAATTAAATCATGAGTGAACAACAAGCATTTGATTTTTGTATAATTGGAGCTGGTATAGTAGGACTTTCTACCGCTTACAACATTCGCAAAAAATTCCCCAATGCTAAAATTGCTATTATAGAAAAAGAAAAAACTTTTGCCCTACATCAAACGGGTAGAAATTCTGGTGTTATCCATTCTGGAATTTATTACAAGCCAAACTCTCAAAAAGCTTTAAATTGTAGGTCTGGTAAAAAAATTCTAGAAAAATTTTGTTTAGATCATGATATTAATTTTGAACTTTGCGGAAAAGTTATTGTAGCTACAGATAAGAAAGAGTTACCAAAACTAAAAGAGTTATATTCCAGAGGATTGTCTAATGGAGTTGACTGCGAATTAATCTCTAAAAATAGATTACTAGAAATTGAACCCCATGCAAAAGGTGTAGAAGCTATTCACGTTAAAGAATGCGGAATTATTGACTATACAGCTGTTTGCAAAAAGTTAACTTCTTTAATAAAAAATTCTGAATACGATCAATTTTTTTATAATTTTGAGGTCACAAAAATTAAAAAATTAAAAAACAAACAGATCCTGATTCAGTCCAAAGATTCAGAAATTCTATCTCAAACAGTCGTCAACTGCGCAGGGCTTTATTCTGACAAAATTGCTAAAATTTCTGGAGCGAATCCTTCTTTAAAAATAATACCATTTAAAGGTGAATATTTTAAACTTAAAAAATCCTCTCAACATCTTTGCAAAAATTTAATTTACCCAGTACCTGATCCTAAATTCCCTTTTCTTGGTGTGCATTTTACCAGAGGTATAGATGGCTCTGTCGAGTGTGGTCCTAATGCCGTTTTTTCTTTTGGAAAAGAATCTTATAAAAAATTTGATGTCAATCTTTTTGAAGCTTTGGATTCAATCTGTTATCCAGGGTTCTTGAAAATGGCTTCGCAACATTGGAAAATGGGCTTGGGAGAAATCTATAGATCTTTTAATAAATTAGCTTTTACAAAAGCTTTACAAAGACTTGTGCCAGAAATTCAATCTAAAGATATGATATCTTCTCCATCAGGCATAAGAGCTCAAGCAATTGACTCCTCTGGGAATTTAATTGATGATTTTGTGATTGAAACTGAAGGTTCAATAGTTAATGTTTGCAATGCGCCTTCGCCAGCAGCAACATCTTGTTTTGGAATAGCTGACACCATCGTCTCAAAACTGTATTTATAAAAAAAATTACAACGCAAAAAAAATAAAGTGGACTATAATATTTATGAAAAATAATAAAATTAAAAAATGCTTAGTTACAGGTGGGGCTGGATTCATTGGCTCACATATAGTTGAACAATTACTTGACTTAAATTATCAAGTTGTTGTTGTAGATAACGAATCTTCTGATGCTAATGAAGTATTTAATTGGCGCGATGATACAGAAAATTATAAAGTAGATATTTGCGACTTTGAACATTTTTCACCTTTATGTAAAGATGTTGATGTTATTTTTCATCTTGCTGCAGAAGCTAGGATTCAACCAACATTAAAAGACCCCATTTTAGCTACAAAAACAAATGTTTTAGGTACTTGTTCCGTTCTTCAAGCGGCTAGGGATAATAATGTAAAAAGAGTCATTTACAGCTCTACTTCAGCCGCATATGGCTTAAAAAATGAATGCCCATTGAACGAAGACATGCCAAAAGATTGTTTAAATCCGTATTCTGTAACAAAAACTGCTGGTGAAGAATTATGTAAAATGTATACAGATTTATTTGGCCTCGAAACAGTTTCATTTCGTTATTTTAATGTCTACGGAGAGCGACAGCCTCTTAAAGGTCAATACGCTCCAGTAATTGGAATCTTTCTTCGTCAAAAAAATGCTGGAGAACCGATGACTGTAGTAGGAGACGGAACTCAAAAACGAGATTTTACATACGTGGGAGATATAGCTAGAGCTAATGTTCTAGCTTCCAACCTTGAGAACAAGGAAGTCGTTGGTCAACTAATAAATTTAGGCACAGGTTTAAATCATTCTGTTCTAGAAATAAAAGATTTAATTGGAGGTGACTTTATTCATATTGAAGCTCGACTGGGCGAATCAAAAGAGACCTTAGCTGATAATAGTAAAGCTAAAAATATTTTACACTGGGAACCAACTCAAAAGCTAGAAGATTGGATAGATAAACAATAGTTTTTTGTGTAATATTCTTTGTGGACATTAAATGGAATTATTAAAAAACATTAATATTAAACTTAGGACCGCTAGATCTGGAGATCCAGCGTTAGAAGCGGGCGAGGTACTAACTCTAGAATTTATTAAAAAATACTTATATAAAAACATTTTTATGGCGCCAAGAGCATGGGCCGAACGCAATGCTTGGTTTTTTAAAAATACTGAAAAGATACCAAGCGTTGGTAGACCTCCTTCCATAATAGAAATAGAAAGAGAAGGAAAAAAACTCTTTCTTTATGATTTGTTTTGTAGTGCAACTGAAGTTTTTGGTTGTTCTGATTCTGATTTTAAGAACCATGGAATGAATCAACATATGTTTCCCCGTGATTACCCACATTACCAAAATTACACTGCTGATCATGCTTTTATATCTAATCCACCTAGAGCTGGAGTTCCAATAGATTCTACTTTTCGTGATTGGTTTCATTTTGTAGACCTTGAAACTTTATCTGAAGTTGATCCACCTGAAGAATCCTTAAGTTTTTTTGGGCCCTTGATCTCTGAGATATGGGATTGGTGCGCTACAGGTAATACGTTTCCAGGTTACGCAAGAGACATAAATGTAGAGCCAGAAGGGGTAATCTATTATACCCATCTCGGCCTTGGAGATGAGATTATATGCTTTGGATTAATTAATCATTTATCAGAAATATACGATAAAGTCATAGTTGCCTCTCATAAACATAATAAAGATCAACTCGATTATTTCTTCCAAGAAAATCCAAAAGTTGAATTCGCCTCCGTCTCTGGCTCTGGCAATCGCCATTGGAAACAGGGAGCCTTACAACTTGTAAGAGATCATCCTAATTTTAAACCTGTAATCTCAGGAGATGTAAATAATTTGGTTCAGTTGGGGCAAAACTTCAGTTATGGATTTTATCATTTTCACCAATTGAGTTATTCATTATCTCTTTCAAAATTTAAACCCCCAGCTGAAGATGAGCGTCAAACAGCTCTTGCTGATCATTTAAAAAAATTATATAATATTACTGGCGATTATGCAATTTGCAGCGCAGAATGGTCCAAAAATAAAAACCCTGTTAACTTATTAGATGTTGATTTAAAAGGGCACACTTGCGATTACCCACTTATCTACATCAAACAAGAAGAAAACATTTTCAGCAATATGTTTTTGCTCAAAAAATTAGTGCTTGAAGCGAAGCAAGTTTTCTTTATTGACAGCGCTTTTGCTCATTTTTTAGAGCGCATTGGGTATACAGGAGAAGCTTATTTAGTTCGATCTTTAAAAGGAAAACCTTATAGCCTTTTAACTGAAGTGAAACGTCATGAATCATCTGAAAAAAGTGAAAATTGCTGCTTTTGCGGAGGTCGCTTTAAAGACTATTGGAATGATTTGGCTCTTTTAGATGTTACAGTAATCTAAATCCAGTGTATATATTTTTATGAGCGATTTACACATACCGCATTTAAATTCTTCTGATTTAGCTGTTTTTTTCCTTTCTATTTATAAATATAAAAAAGTTGATACTTTAATTGATCTTTGCGCAGATAATATTATTTATAGAGACAATTTTCATAAATTGGGGGGGAAAAATAATTTTAAAACATTTTTAAAACATTTTTTTGAAGAAGAATTCGATTTTAATTTTACAAGCACAATTCACCAAGAAGAAGATTCTCTATCAGATTTTACTTTTAAGGTTGCAGGAAATACACATAAAGGTCAAGTTTTGCTGCATTTTAATGAAAACCGAAAAGTAACTCTGGCGTGGTTTCATTTCATTTTTGAATGAACCCTATTTTTGAAAACTTTAAAATTCAACATCTTAAAGATGTGTTTTTTTATAAAGGAAATTATTACTCAAGTGAGAAACTCCTTGAAAATGTTTCGCTTCATCCACAAGACTATGTTCCATTTCACACGCTTCCTATTTCAGATTTAACTAATTTAGTTGGAGCAGAAAAATTAAAAGAAGCTAAAACAGAGCCCAGACCAATTGTGTGTCTAAATAATTTTCATGGAAATCCTGGTCATAATTTATGGGATTGTATGTATTCTAGTTGGTATTCGCTTTTTTATTTTATGCCAGATTCCGCCAAGGAAGATGATTTTATTTGGCTAGTTTCTCCAAGCATGTGGAGTCATTATCGTAAGTGGCCCATGGAACTTTTAAAACGTTTTTGTGGAGATTCAGTGAAGTCTAGTTGGCATTTGGTAGAAAATGACATCGCTCCTCATTCAGCTCAATCTGAAATTATTTTAAAAATCCCAAATTTAATTATAGGATGCGCTGTCGGCATTGGCTGCATAGAAAAAAACTTCTGCAGCCGAAAACAGCTAAAAGCACACACACAAGATCCTGTTGATATTTTTGTTGATAGACTTTATGATCGTTATAATATCACGCGCAATAAAGATGTTGGCAAAAACAATACAATATACTACATAGCTAATAAAAGACCCTATCATGGCGTAGAAAATTTATTTGCCGCTTTAAATAAAAAATATTTAAATAAATTTAATTTTCAAATCATCGATTTATCTCAACATAACTTTGAAAGTCAACTAAATATAGCCAATTCTGCTAAAATTATAATTTGTGGCGTTGGAACCGCACGGGCCAACAGTCCATTTTTACCGCATGGAGGCTTAGAAATTCAAACTGGCACTTTTGGCGGGGGAAATATGATGGATGAACACATCGGAACACTATCTTCCTTCATAAAAGTTCTGCATGTTCAAGACCTTACCTCTCGATATAACGATCAAGAAATTGTCTCTAAAAACGCTATTGAAAAACTTCAATCCTCAATTGAACAGTGCCTAAATTATACTTTTGAGTACCCTATTGAAAACCGTGAATCTAATTTGCCAGCTATCGTTCAAAAATATATTAACCATCCTTTGATTGAACAGTTTTATGAAAATTTTGTTCGTGCAAAAAAAACCAACTCATACGTATTAATATCTAATATCATTAATAATGAAAAAGTTTAAAATATTAAATCCTATTCTTGGAGCGAAAAGCTTAAAATATCAACAAGCTAAAGAAATCTGCCAGCGAACTTGGTTAAAAAAAACTGACGACGATGTTTTTTCTTTTTTTTATGAGGGTGACTACTCCGAAGATAACTTTTTCATTGATACGCTCCAACTTGAAACGGCAGATGCCTTAAGCTCTTCAATTTTTAAAACTCTAGATTGTTTTAAATATTGTTTAGCTAATTTTGATTTTGATTATATTTATCGTTCGTGTTTAAGCACTTATATAAATCTTCCCGCTCTTAAAAATTTTGCCGAGACTTTACCTATTTCTAATTTTTATGGAGGCTTCGTCGGCAGACATCGCGTAGCTGATTTTGCCGCTGGATATGGATACTGGATCTCCAAAGATTTGGTTAAACTTTTAGTTGCTCTGTACGAAGAAAAAATTATTGACAAACAATTAGTTATAGATGATGTTGATGTAGGTTTTCATTTGCGCGAGCAAGGAATTTTACCTCAACCTACCATTCAACAAAATAAAGGTGGAAGTATTCCTTGGAATATATATAAAAGTTATCTTGCTGGTGACATTTCTTTAGAAGTTTTTTTGCAAAATGTGCCTGACTGTTATTGTCACCGCTTAAAACCCGCTGACATACCGAATCCTCCAGAAAATTATTATATCACTCATTTAGAAAAATTAATGGAATCAATTAATCAAAAATATTGACCTTGATTTTAATAATGGGTGTATATAACATCATATGTTAAGCTACACTTCAAATAGTCAAGCAGGTCAAGAAAAATTTGTTTTAAATACTTTAAATCATCCGTTTAACGGTTATTTTCTTGAATTCGGAGCTTTAGATCCGCGTGTGTTAAGCAACACTTATTGCCTAGATACAGTATTTAATTGGAAAGGTTTATCCTTTGACTGCTCAAATCTTCATCTAAAATGGCTAAACGATAGAAAAAATTCCACCTTTATTCATGGTTCCGCTCATAATCACGACTATAAAAATTTATTCTCAGAACATTCTGTTCCAAACATAGTGGATTATCTACAAATTGACATAGATCCAGCGATGGGCAATCTTCATTTATTAAAGCAATTAAAGGAAGAAGTGTTTCATGATTTTAAATTTAAAGTTATAACATATGAACACGATTTTAAAGGTGATACATCTTTGATACCTGCAGTTGAAGAATCTAGAGAAATTTTTAAAAACGCTGGTTATGTCCCTGCTTTTCTTAATGTTCATAACCTTGGACCTGGCGATGTTTTCGAAGATTGGTATGTGCATCCCGATTTAGTGAATATGAGTCGAATAAAACATTTTCAAACTTTCAATATCAATCAATACGTAAAAAATCCTTACCCTTTCATAGGTAAGAGCATAAAAGGAGCTGAAATAATTTATACTTAATTTTTATTGACTTTTGTTTTATATAATGCTATGATTATATCATGCATTACCCAAACACTAAGAACAATGTAAGTAAAATCCTAAACAGAAGAAATGATGGATACAATACCATTATATGCAATGCGCCATGCCAAAGCGGTAAAACAGACATTGTTCCATGCCTACAAACAGAGTTTAAAGATAGCGGACTTTTCATTCCTATTGTTAGCGACAATCACTTGTATGATGAAAATGAACGAGCGATTAGAGAACAAAATATTCAAGTTAGATGTGAAAAACTAAAAGATACGCTTGATATTTTAGAAAACGGAGGCTCGATACCCTATTCACCATTTATTGCTTGTGATGAAGTTCATGTTGGGCAAAAAGAATATTCCAGGTTTAACGACTTAATTATTGGTTTAAACAAATATTATAAGCAAAAAAATTGGGGACGACCATTTTATATTCTTTTAGGAGCTACGAATTGGCAATTAATGTACGCTCACAATCATGGCACTTTGAGTAAAGAACTCTTTGGCAGAATTGATGCTTTAGATTTAGAAGTGGGGGAAAATTATTTTGGCGCACAAGAATTTTTAGATCATAAAAATATTATTTTTAAAAATCCTATTGATGGCATAAATAAACTAGAAAACAATGAGCTTCATCCATTTTTATTAGAAGAGTTAAGCCGCCTAGATTCTGAAGATTTAAAGCAAACTTTCACAAAAGAAGGTCTCTCAGGATACCCAATAGGTCTTATCAGAGTTGCTAGTTCCGCAGATGATGGCGAGCAATTGGCTCAAAAAATAAATCTTCATTTTAAAGATAAAATTCATGCTCTTGCAGTTAACTCCACCGATGGCAAAAAAATTCAAAGCTCTTTCACTAATGCTCTTCGTGAATCATACAATAAACCTACGATTATAATAGCCTGTCAAGGCATATCTATGGGAATTAGATTCCCTCTCAAAGAAAAACTCAGAATAGCTTTTGCTATTGAAGACAGAAAAGTTATTTCTTCAGTTGCTCAATCTTTTCTTGGTAGATTAATGGGGTACAGAGATCCAGAAAACCCTTTTCCAATACCTTGCAATATGTATAATATTGATGAAAATCTTGTTCAATTTTTGGCGAATTTTGACATAGATTCTGCTTCCTTAAATGACAAAGCCATAGAAGATCTCCCGTTTATTCAAGAATCAGTAGCTATAGCTACTCATATGAACGCTAAATTTTCTAGAAAATATACTAGAAGTGTTTTACATTATGATATTATTCCTAACAATATTAAGTTAGATGAAGAAATTAGAAAATACTATGAAGAAAAATATAAAGACAAATTATTAATGGCAACGAGTCCTACTTTTTCTCATGAAAAATACGAAAATTCATATCAAAATGATATACAAAAAGTCCTTCGAGAGGAAGGTGAAAAAGGCGGGGGGAATCGTTTAACTCGCTTTCATAATCCAAACGCTCAAAATAAAAACTTTCCTGAAAGCAAAAAAGAATTAAGGAATGCACTAGAAAGCCCAAACCATAGTTTGACAAGAAAAATTTTAGAAGATTTAGATGTTACCCCCGAACAACTTTTGGCAGCTTTTGACGAAGGCAGGTTAATTAGGATTAAAATTACATATCCTGATGATAGAGTCGATGTAGAGATTAACAATAATGTTTTTTGCGAACAATGAAAATAAATAAAAAACTAAAAAACGTAGAGTTTGAATACGATGAAGAAACAAAAACTTTTACAATTATGGAAGCTGATGGATTCAATGGTTACATCCAATTAAATAAGGTTTACGCTTTTGCATTTATGCGTTTCGTTGTTCGCATGGCTCAAAGAAATTGGCTTCGGCAAAAAAAACTTTCTCCAAGCGAGACTAAAACTTCCCTTCCCGCTAATAATCAACTGGAAATGTTTGAGGGATAATTTACAATATAATCATGAGAAATAATAAAATAAAAAGTTCAAATTTAATTTATGCAAGCGAAGATGAAGAATTCTTCTGGGAAAAAGACGATAGCGTAGTTGAAGAAGGTATTGCTGTCGGATATGAAGTAGAGAGAGAAGAAACTCTTTTTGATGCTCATACTATTGACTTAGTTTTATTTGAAGATATTTATCATGAATTCAAAGAAGAAATATTCTGATCCTCAATTATTTGAATATAGAGTTAAATACAATGCTGGAGCAGGGCACTCAGCCTTAGATAGCTTCCATTATTACACTGCTGAATCTGCTGAGCAAGCTTTAAGCTATCATAATGCTATGATGAAAAAAAATAACTTTAGAAGTCAAACTATTTCAATTGAGAAAAAAAATCCTTATGCTAATCGCTGGGAAGATGAGAGTAATTGCATAAACAGCGATGAAGTCTAGTCAAATAATTTATTCTGAACATGATTACGATGAATGCTTTGAATTTATCGATGGCAGTGGTAGAGTTCCCGAAGGAACAGCTGTGGGCTACGAAGTTAAATCTAATTCTCCAAAACAAATCCTTATATTATTTGATGATATAAAATACAGTAAATACAACCACGATTATTGGAATAATTTAGAATTAGAAAATGATTCCGATAGACTAATTTTACCATGATAGCTTTTAATAAAGACCTTAACAATGATTCTGATCCCCTTAAAAAATTAGAAGATATATTATATAAGATATATAAAGAACTTGATTCTGAAGAAGTTTGTGAAGAAGATGTTGATTTTGAAAATACTAATCTATCTGAATTACTTGAGATAGTTTATTTTCATTTGTTTACCGAACATTACTCGGAAATTGATTTATCAATTAAAAAAGAAAATAATAACTCTTTAAGTATAAAAATAAATGATTTAAAATGAAGTTGGTGATAGATAAAGAAAAGTGTTATGATCGAAAAATTGAAATTATCAAACCTTTATTATTGCATTTTATAAGATCTAGAATTTACAATCATCAAGATTGTCAAGATATATTGCAAAATACTTTATTTATTTTAATTAAAAAGCGCGACACCTATATCCCAAGTAAAAGTTTTTATAGTTGGAGCTTTACAATATGCAGGTTTCAAATAAAAAGATATTTAAGTGAATCGTCTAGATCTAGAGAGTTCTGTTCCTCGGATCATCTAGATAATACAGCTTGCTCAATTTTTGATCCATTTTTAGTTTTAGACAATAAAGAATCTTTATCTAAAAAGCAAGAGTTAACCAAAACAATAGAAAATAAACATTTAAGCTGCAGAGAAACAGAGTTCTTTAAACTTCTTAAAGAGGGTAAAAGCCGCTCTGAAATTATGAACGCAATGAATATTAAACAAGTTAGCTATTATCAATATAGAATTAGAGTCGCTCAGCGTTTCGCTAAACATTTTTCTGCGTATGAACAGGAAGTATAATAACCAACCTAGGAAAGATATCATACTCAAGCTTCGATCTAAAGGTTTGAGCTATAAACAAATTCAAAAAAAAATAGGATGTTCTCTTTCGACTATTTCGTACCATTGCGGTTCTGGTTCTGAAAAAGCTAGGGTCAAAAAACAAGTGAAAAACAGGAAGCCAATATGCAAAAAAGTCTCAAATTTTAAAGCTCGATGCACAAGAGCTAATTATCAGACTTTAAGAGCTAAAGTTAAAACTTTCAAGAAAAGACCTCCGTCATCAAATAAAGGTAATGCAATCGTTAATAATATTTCAAAAAATTACTCATGCAAAGATGTGATTAATCATATAGGTGAAAAGCCCATTTGTTATTTAACGGGACTACCAATTAATTTAAATAAACCCGAAACTTATCACCTTGATCATATTATACCCACATCAAAAGGTGGAACTAATGATCTTAGTAACCTCGGTATCTGCTTAAAGGAAGCTAATTATGCAAAAGGCGAACTATCTCTTTTGGAACTATATGATTTATGCGAAAAGATTTTGTCTTTTAAAAGTAAAAAAAAATAGAATTTTCTAAATAATAAATTATTATTTAATTAAATACATCCTATATTATGAATGAAGAACAGCAAAATATTTTAAAAAATTTCACAACTCTCGAAGAAGATTTGCACGATACTGAGTATAAATCAGATTTTGAAATCCTTAGAGAAGCCTGGAACATAGAGATTAGCAAGCCTGGATGCACTCAGTGCATTAAAAATGGGGCTATGTCTAAGTATAGTCAAATTGCATCAAATATGATTCTACATGGCTTATCAATAGAACAATCCAAGCAAGTCCTAGATCTTCGTAATGATTTAAATAAGAAGCATCAAGAAGTTGCGAAAGAAATCAATGGTGAAGTAGAAGCTGAAATCGCAAAAATCAAGGCTCAAAGTTAAAACGTGAATAAATTAAAATATTTCACTGCCTCCTGGTGCGGACCTTGTAAATTTTTTAAACCAACCATTGAAGAGTTGAAAGAAGAAGGGCGAAATATAGATATTATAGACATTGATGAAAATCGGTCTATAGCTTCCGAATATCAAGTTATGTCTGTACCTACTTTAATTTTTGAAAGAGATGGCTCTGCTTACGCTCGAACAACTGGTGCCCTGCCAAAATCTGAAGTTGAAAGAGCTTTAGATTGGTCTCCTGAATAATTTTTATTGACTTTTTATTCATATTGTATATGATTTAAATCATATGAATAAAAAATACTTAAAACTTACAGACCTTTGGTTTGATGGCAAATATACTCAAGTTGGAAACGAAATTAAAAAAAATAATTGGACAAATAAGCAAGTCATTGAATTTAGTTCTTATTTCGCTAAATATTGCGGTCTTAAAGAGCTTGCTATTCTCCATAAATTTCTTTAATTTTTTAATTATAAAGTTCGCCACCTTAGCTCAGTTGGTAGAGCAGTTGATTTGTAATCATCAGGTCGTCGGTTCGAGCCCGACAGGTGGCTCCACTTTATGAATTCCCTAGATTTGGCTTGGAAGTCTTTTGAATTTTATTCCCATAAAATAGAAGAGTCTGAATCTATTTATCAGACTTATCATTTTGTCTTAGATTCTCATATAGATGAAATGATTCAATTAGATGATAGAGAAAAAAAAGATCTTAAAAATAATTTACTAGATACCATCAATTCACTTCACAACCTTTATCGTAAACAAATGCAGTCTTTAGATGATATATTAAATAATACGCCCAATAATACATCTCACGCTGACCACAAAAAGTTAGGTGACTATCATCTTGCCAGCCCTGATTCAATCAACACCCTCAAAAGTCTTACCCTAGATTTAATATCTCAACTAGAAATAGATAAAAACAATATCAAAGAATATTTACGTTAATTATGAACGCTAGTGAAATTAGGTTCAAAAATATCTGCGCAAAAAAAAATTTTAAAATTTCTAAATCTACAAAAAATCAAGATATTCACGAACATTGGGATTTTAAAGTTAACAATTCTCTAGTAGATGTAAAAGGTCTTAAAAAAATTTCTCGTTCCGATGGTGAATATAGTAATGATATAACTTGGCTTGAGATACAAAACGTTCGCGGTAATGTTGGCTGGTTAAAAGGTAAAGCTGACTTCATCGCTTTCGAGCAAGAAGATTGTTTTTTAATTTTTCGAAGAAAAGATTTGCTTGATTGGTTGAGAAAAAAAATCACCAATTATCGTTTTGTTAATTCGTCCAAAGAAGCTCTATACAGGTTATATCAAAGAAGAGGGCGCAAAGATATTATTTGTATGGCAAAAATTTCAGACTTTAAAAAAGAAATTAAATATTGGAAATTGTTTTAGTGTATACATAAATATGGATCACAAACATTTAATGGTAAATTCAACTTTTGAATCAACCCCTTTTACATCTACTATTTTCACAAGCGATTGGATTCGTCATTTAGTTGACCTGATAGATATGAAAATCCTTTATGCTCCGCGATCAGTTAGGTGCGATAAAGAAGGAAATGAAGGTATCAGTTCTTTTTGTTTAATTACTACCAGTCATATTGCTCTGCATTCTTGGGAAGAAACTGACCCCAATCTTGTTCAGTTAGATATATATAGTTGCAAACCTTTTGATTACCAAATTGTTTTAGAAGAGTTTAGAAAATTCTCCCCGATGACACTTGGTTGTAAATTCTTAGACCGATCTATCCCTTCAACAAAAGGATGGATTATGGGAGAATCATGAGTGTAAATTGGGACGAATATAGCGACCTCCGAGCTCCTATTCTTGTTACTGACGATAAAGGCTTAGAAGTAATTGTCAAAAAAGTACAAAACTCTCGATGGAATGGCATGTGCATACATCCTAATGGGGTTTTTTCATTAATTGATTTTGGTATTTCAATAATAGGTGATGAGACGACTTCTGACCAAATTTACAAAAGGAATTGTGTTTACGACGATTACGATCAATACATCAAAATGTTCAAACAGACTACTTATGCTATTCTTCGTCAATTTAACTCGTGATTACTTTGTTTAATTAATATGAAAATTTACTTTAAACATTATTCAGGCGCTATTGCCGAATATGATTATATGTTCTTTGATTGCATGGCTAAAGTTTCATTCAGCGAAGAAGATTCAGCATTGCAACAGGGCTGGCTTCCAGACGACTACTTTCTACCAAAAAATGAAGATAGGAGTCATTGGTATCAAGCTCGACAAACAAGAATCAATCTTAAAAAATTTCAGGAAACAAAAAGCACAAAAAAAACTAGAAAAAAATGCAGTCAAATTCAAATAAAGAAATATGAATGCGAAGAAATTGACCTTAATATATTAAATAATATCTTTTTAAAATATTTTGAATACAAGCAGTTTAAGCCTTGGAAGCTAGAACCCTTAGTTGAGCTAGAAAAAGATCGAAAATTTTTCTTAGTTTACCATGCTCCATCCGAAAGTGGCGGCTGGCATAATCCCGTAGCCTTTACTTACATGAGAGATGTTGGGAGTAATAGTGTGTTTTCAACTCAATTTGCTTGGGATTATTCAAATCCGAAATTATATTTGGGCAAATATGCAAATCTTGCCGAAATAGATTATTGCATTAAAAATAATAAAGACTATATGTACACTGGTATGGGTTACGAAAATTGCTGCATTTATAAGTCAAGCTATAAAGGATTTGAATTTTGGACGGGGGAAGAATGGTCTGATGACATTGACCATTATAAATTTTTATGCGAAAGAGATTCTAGAATTATAAATACCAAAGAATTAGATAAAATTAAAAAACATGATGATCAAAACTTTTTCAAAAAATAGAATTAAATATAAATAATATTATAATATTATTAATGAAAGAGTATGTTCAACGAGCTGGAAACTATATTGAGACTAATAAATTTTCTTACATTATTAAAGATTCCCCTACGGTCACCATAATTTTTTGCAAAACAGATTTTCTTTTTCAAGAATTTGAAAATCTTAAAAATTTAAATAAAAAGATAATTTTGTTAACGGGTAATTCTGATTTCCCAATTACAGAAGATCATGTAACAAAAGCTCCTCCAAATTTATTGAGGCTTTATGGTCAAAATGTATTATGCAATGATGATCGCTTTGTTCCTGTTCCAATGGGGTTGGAAAGTAGCGTAATATGTCGCAGAGGATTTGATCATGGAGTATATTATGATCGATCAAAAGATTTGCAAGATTTATTAATCTCGTACACAGACGAAGAAAAAAGTGTTAGTCGAGCAGAAAAATTCATATATTCTAATTTTAGCATTCGCACAAATCCCCCTCACAGACAAGCTGTCTTTGATTTTGTGCAAGATATTGACTTTATAACTTCTGGTGCAAGGAAACCTGTTCCTGATTTTCATCAAGAAATTTTAAATCATAAAATTACTTTGTGTCCTGCGGGTAATGGTTTAGATACTCATAGATTGTGGGAAATTTTGTATCTAAATAGAATCCCCTTAACAATTTTCACTAATCAAAAAGCAGCTCAAGGTTCAATTTCCCCCAATTACAAAGAATACTCTATATATAAAAAATTATACTCCAAACTACCAATTATAATTCTTGATAAAATAGAAGATCTTAAAAATAAAAATCTTATTGAAGATTTGTATAATGAAGTTAAAGACCGACCTAATGATTTAGCTTACTTTTCAAATTGGGTTAAAATTATTCATGACGACCTTAACGATCATACATAATTTAAAATTGTGATAGAAGATTATATTGATTACATCTCTTTACAGAGAAAAGAATTAGGGGGTCATGCCATCTGCCCTTTTGCTAAAAGTTTTTTAAATAAAGTCGAAATAATTGAATCTACTAATTTTATGGCAGATGCATTTGATTGCATACAAAATAAAAATCATCCAATGTTGTATTTAATTTATGGTGACTCAAAACAATTTGATAAAAAATGGCTAGAAGAATTTTGCAATGATCACCAGCAGTTTGCAAAAATAAATGATCTGTGGTTAATATGGGATCACCCCGATCAAATAAATAAAATAAATGGAATTAAAACAAATAATAAAGAATATGCTATATTAATGATACAAAAATTAAGTGAGTTAAATAAATATTCAAATAAGTTGCATAAAACAAATTATTATAGTTTTTGGGATAATAATTATTATAATAAAATTGTAAAGAGTAGGATGTGAAATTTTTTAGAACATTTAACTTAAATTGTTATAATAATGGTAAAATCATTTCTTAAATATGAAAAAATATGATGAAATTAATCAAGATCTTTTAAAATCTTTACCTAATCCAAGTGTTAACGCTTATGAAATAAAAGTAAAAATCCCCGAATTTACTTTTCTTGGAGTTAAAAATCAACCCGATTTTGCAAATGCTTATATTAGTTTTTATCCCAAAGATAAGATTATTGAGTTAAAAAGCTTGAAGCAGTACGTTTTCAGTTTAAGGGATATTGTGGTTTCATACGAAAGATTAATTAATATATTTTTTGATCATTTAAACTCAGCGTATGATCCCGACAGATTACGCTTGACGATGATTTTTAATCCTCGTGGAGGAATTTCTTCAAAATTAACTATTGACTCTGACTGGTATATTCGCGGAGGTGACGAAAAATATAAGGATTGGACAAGTCATTCTGAAGAGTGGAGCGTCAATATGTGAACCAAATAATACAAAAATATCAACTTATTTATATATAAAATTATGAGAGGTCAAATTCAATTAGATTCAAATGCAGGTAAATTTATTACTGAAACTTGTTCGAGAAATGATGTTTCTACAATCGTAGAAATAGGAACTTGGGAAGGAGGTGGGTCTACTCAATGCGTGTTGCAGGGAATTCAAAATACTAATAAATCTTTTTTTACTATTGAATGCTGTTTAGAGAAATACAAAATTGCTATTGAAGGCAAACCAAATTTTAAAAATATTCATTATTTATTTGGTAAAATTATTGAGGAAGAAGATCTTGACCGAGATAATCTTAGCGGTAAAGAACAAGAATGGCTTCGCATAGATACTGAAGCCATGAATCAGTGCCCTAATGTTTTAGGTTTATTGCCTAATCAGATTGATTTTCTAATTTTAGATGGGGGAGAGTTTTCAACTAGACCTGAATTTTTAAAATTAAAAGATAGGGCAAAAACTGTCTTACTCGACGATACTCGTTCTCGAAAGAATAGATTAAATTTTGCTGAACTTTCTGAGGATGTTAATTACAAAACAATAATTGATTCTCCTGAGAGACATGGATGGGCGGTTTTTGAAAAAATATCATGAATACTGAAACTAAATTTGTAGAAAAAAGATGGGGGCATGAAATATGGTTCGCAAATAATAAAGAAGAAAATTATTGTGGTAAAGAATTATTCATTAAAGAAGATTGCCATACATCTATGCACTTTCATCTAAAAAAACATGAAGTATTTTATATACTAGAGGGGCAACTTTATCTTGAATTAATTGATACAAAAACGGGGGATACGAGTTATATTATTTTAAATAAAGGTGATAAATACGAAATAGAACAAGGTAAACCTCATCAACTTCACGCTCATCATGGATCAGTTAGATTAATTGAAGCAAGTACATTTCATAAAAATTCTGACTCTTACAGGGTATACGATTGATTTAGATATTTTTTATGTGTAACACGCATAATAATGAAAAAATTTTGGTTAATTTGGGCTAGAACTTTAGATCATCGAGTCGGCAAAACGGACAAAGATCAACCTGATATACCAATTCTTTCTTTGCGGGAAGCTAGATTTAGTTTAATCCTAAGAACAATTATTGTCGTTCTAAATATGGTGACTTGTTTATTTATAATAGCAAATATAATTAAAAATTGGTAATGAGTAAAAAAGAATTACCAGACAATTATGTTCCAAATGCTTATGCCTTGCCATATGCAAGTAATTTATCTGCCCCTGTCATCAAACCCGATCATAGTCTTGGTGGTTGGAAAATTGGTGCAGTACATTCAGCAAATAAGCATTACGAAGAATTATTTAATAAATTAAAAAAAGAATTTGAGGAGCTTGCTGAAAATGTGCAATGGAATGAAATCATTTTTAATGCAGAGATGAGAATGAAACCTGTCATTGGAAATATATATCATTTGTACAAAAAAGATAATCAAAAATATTTCATGAGTTTATTTGCCCCAAATGAGTGTTCTTGGGGAGAAAAATACGCAGGTAGTTTTAGATTAAATTATGATAATAGATGGGATAAAATAAATTACTCTTGACAATGCTTTATGAGTATAATATACTAGCATCACTATCAATAAAATCGAATACAAAAAATATTTAAAATCTTCCGAATGGAAGACTAAAAGAGAGCGTGTTAAAAAAAGAGACGGATGTCGTTGCGTTATTTGTGGTACAAGCTCAGAACTTCATGTTCACCATCGCACTTATGAAAACATTGGTAATGAAAAATTGAGTGACTTAATTACGCTTTGCGGAAGTTGCCATACTCTTTATCATGCCAAAATGCCAAGTTATGAGCCTGTTGAAAATTTACCATCGAAACCGATTAATCCAAATAATGGAAAAAAAATATGGAATAAAAAAAAGTGGCTAAAGCAACGATCCTATGCAGAAGACGCTATAGATGATCGCACCTTGATACTTCGTGACTGCAATATTAATAATCCAATTAGAATTACAAAAAAAATCTTAACGCTTTGTCTAACTTTCGGATGTGGCTTACATAAAGAAGCTCACTATACTTTGCTTACAAAAAATAATTTAAGACAAAAATCGGGTTGGCAATCAAAAGTTCGTAGAAAATTTATATCATATAAAGACTTGGAGTCCTTATTTCAATTCACTCAACAAAGAGAAGCTTCTCAAATCAGAGAAAATACAAAACACTATTGACATTCTTAATTTCTTATTATAATATTAATTTATTATGAAAAGAGGAAGACCAAAAGGACATAGCCCTTATACAGAAATTAGTTATGAAGACCTAAGCGATTGGGTTGGATGCAAAACCAAAATCCCTGTTTCTAAAAAGTGGTTGCAGGTTTTAATGGGAAATGAAACGGAAGATGATATTTCTGTTGACAATTCGCCAAAAGAAGTGGATACTAAAGACATTGACTCTAAAATTGAATATACTTTAACCAAATTTGATAATGAATAATTACTTTTCTCATCTTGTAGGTCAGAATGCAGTTAAGAAAAAGCTATCTTTCTATCTTGATGCTTTTCACAAAACCTCTCAATGCCCATTTCTATTAATGTCGGGTGCTAAAGGTTTGGGTAAAACTGAATTCGCCAAATCTTTCGCCAAGAATCTTTATAATAGAGATGGCGACAGAAGATCGTTTCTTGAATTAAATTGCTCTACCATTAAAAATAATGAACAATTTTTTGAGCAAATTTTTCTACCTCTTATTGCTGATAATGAAATTACAATTTTATTTGATGAGTGTCATGCCTTGCCTCATGATCTTACAATGGCTTTTTTAACAATTTTTAACGCCGAAACTAATAGTAGAAAAACTTTCGAGTGGAATGAAATGACATTTGAATTTAATTTTAAGCAACAAACTTTTATTTTTGCAACAACTGAAACTGACAAAATTTTCCCCCCATTAAAAGATAGAATGACTGCTGTAGATTTTGAGCCTTATTCACAAGACGATTTATCTGCCATCGTTCAGCTTTGTATTCCCGAAATTCAGTTCGTGGATGGTGTTGAGGATAGGGTTGCTTCGACCATTAGAGGTAATGCTCGTAGTGCAGTAAAACGCTCTAAAGAAATACAATTATATTGCGGTGCAAAAGAAAGTTCCTACTTCAGTAATGAAGATTTTGATGATTTGTGCGACAAAGTTGGAATTCTTCCCTTTGGCATTACTCATACTGAAAAACAAATTCTTCAAGCTCTAAATAATTGTGGTTCAGCAACTCTCACAGGACTTGCGGCTAAGATTGGTATGAGTAAAACTGCCCTACAGAGAGATCATGAACTTTATTTATTAAATAAAAATTTAATTGAGATAGATGGAAAGAGAAAAATAACAGGTCAAGGCATTGACCTTTGCAAAACTTTTTAAATATGAAACTAAACTCGGAAACTCAACATAATTTTCTAAAATTAGTGGAAGAACTCAATGAATTATCTCTTGAATTAATTCATGCGGTAAATAAAGTTAATAAAAATAATTTAGATAAAATATCCAATGAAATTAAAGATGTTGAAAAGTATTTAAATATTTTAAAAAAATATCTTGACTCACAATCCTAAATATACTATATTTCAGACATGGATACTATACTAGGTTTAACTTGCATTAGTGAAGAGTTAAAAGATAAGGACAAGAAAAAATATTCTTTTCGCACAATGACTCGCAAACGCTTCAATGATTTGTGTAACCAAGAAGGTAGAGATGAAGCGGTCAATCAATTATCTGAAAGAATTTTGCACAATGTTGTTGTTACTGAATATATTGTCAATCATTGCAATTCCTCAAATATTGGGCATTATCGTCTTAGTTCTGCTCTTTTTCCTCTCCTTACCGACCAAACTTTGGACATTTCTCTTGGAGATTTGCCTCACAAAGCAAGAATAGAAAAAGGCTTAGAGCTAGTAGGTTTAATTGCTAAAAAGTTTGATATATCAATTGGTTCTCACCCCGATCAATTTAATGTTCTCGCATCTCCCGATAGAGAAAAAGTTAATCGCACGATAAATGAACTTAATTTTCAAGCAAGTGTCCTTGATATGGTCGGCTTACCTCAAGATCATACTGCTCCGATGAATATTCATGTCAACTATACTCCAAAAATAGATGAAACCTTAGAGATAGTTGCTACTAGATTTTTTCGTAATCTTTCTATGTGTGATGCAGGTGTTTACAAACGATTAACTATCGAAAACGAAGATAAAGGCTTCTTCAATGTAGATAACTGCATTAAATTTAGTGATTATTTATTTAATATGTGGGGAGTAAGCATTCCTGTTTGTTACGATAATTTACATGATTTTTGCAACCCCTCAGAGGTTGAAAGTATAAATTATCAAGCAGAAAGATGTGCTTATACATGGGTCAATCAGAAGCAAAGTGAAGATATTGTTTCTAATTTCATTGCTCCTGTCTTCCATTGGTCGGAAGGTAACCCAAGTAAACCTCGCTCTCATGCAGATTACTTTGCCCTCGGTCATATTCCACCTATTATTGCCATTGACCCCGATGAGCAAGTTAAATGGGAGTGTGAAGTTAAACAAAAAGATAAAGCAATTAAACTTTTACAAGAACAAATGGCATGAAAAAAAATTTAAATAAATTAGAAGTTGGCGATCACATTAAAGAGAGAGCTTTAAAAATAAAAAGGCGAGTTGGTCAGATAGTAACTATTCTTGACGATAGCAAAACAAATCCAACCCTTGAATGTATTTTAGTTCATCCTAGAACTCTTCTACCGATAGAGAATCTTTTTGGTCAGCATAAAGTATTTAAAATTAAAAGGGATAATACTAAGTATTATGTCCCGCGTCAAAAACTTTTTGAGAAGAAATCTTTTGAAATAGGCAACTATATATCTTATAAAAGTAAAGCTCGATTAAAATATGGAAGAATTATTTGCTACTTAAATCAAGAAGAAGGATTATACCCAAAATCTTATGATCTACACAAGCATAATGGCAAAGATTTGTTAGAGTGTGTTGAAATAAATCCAAATAATCTAAAAAGAATACTTAATGCAGATGACCATCCGAATATCTTTGTTGCTGATTCAAACAAAGCAAAGATTGTGAGAGTGCTAGATAAAGATGAAAATGGCAAGCCAATCATACCTTTAAGGCTTGACATTTAATTTTTTTTGATTTAAGTTGATACCATGATGAAAAATATACTAAACATAGTTTTGCTTATTAGTTTCAGTTTTTGCTTTGGCAACCACAAAGATGAAAAATTTGGCTTTGTCGAAGGTGAAGTTTACAATCCTTGTAAAGTTACCAAGGATACTTTTGGGGCTATTAAAAATGAATACGGACAATGGGTATTGCCTATCGGTCATCCAATGCTTGATTTAATTAAAGAGGGATATATGATTCATCCCAAAAAACCAAATGTTGTTATACCTAACCCTTATAGCACAGCAGGAAGAAAATTAATAGCCTCATTAAAGCCTAAATACGCTCCTTCAAGAGGATTTAAAACTGAAACAAAACACTATCCTAGCGATAGCAACTCGCATTATAAAGAGCAAGGAATTGCTTCAGATTTTCTTAGAGAAAAAAGAGCTAATGCAAAAAAGTAATATAAAAATAATAGAAGGTAATCTTCTTGACTTTCCTAATGATATAAATTTCATAGCCCATTCGTGCAACACGCAAAATATCATGGGTGCAGGTATCGCTAGGCAAATAAAAGACCGATACCCTATGGCATATGAAGCTGATCGTCATGCAATGTACGAAGACCAAGTAGGCTTGGGGAGCTTTAGTTTTGCTTGGACTGATGCTACCCAAAGTAAAGGTATATACAATATGTACACTCAAGACAGAATAGGTGGACAAAGAGCAGTTGATTATGAAGGTTTTTACTTAACTTTAGAGAATGTCGCAAATCATATTGAATGGCAAGATGAACACGATGGTACAACTTCTACTTTTGGTTTACCTTGGATGATTTCTTGTGGACTTGCGGGAGGCAGTTGGGGAATTATTTTCTCAATGTTAAATTATATTTTAGTTGACAGACGCTTTCAAACATATATAGTTAGATACCATGAATAAATTAGAAGAAGCAATGGGCAATATGTCCAACATTCAAGATGACATTGATGCACTCATCTATGCTATCGGAGATGCACCTCGAAAATATACAGAAGATGAATTATTAAATATGCTCATTGGCATGAATCAGCTACATAAAACTCGTTGTGAAATGATGTGGCAAGAATATGAAGCCAATAGAAACAAATGCAATACAAATAATGACCCTATAGTCCAAAGTCTGTACGGAGATGGAACATTAAAAAAATAAAAATAATGATTGAATTAGAAAAACCTTGGCAAGCTCCTAGAGAAGTTGCGTTAGCAATTATTGACCTAGCGATGACTCATATTAAAAAAGTCGAACTTAATCCCGAAGTTGAAACTGAAGGAGATAACTTTGACTATTGGAATAGTTACAAATTAGAAGATGGCACTTTTGTAGACTACAACATTTATTGTGGTGATGATGTTGGAGAATTTACCGAGGATGGTGAGTTTAAATATGGTGACCCAAGTGAATGGTCATGGGACATTGCTTGCTATGCGGTTGATCCACCAACTAAAGACAATCCTTATCATCAAATAGATACAGATAGAACACAATATTTATTTAATTATAATAAAGATGGAAAAAGAGAAATAGTTTTTCAAGATTTTGTGTAATATATTTTGTGCAATTTTTTTGGAAATTAATAAATAATGCGTATAACAGATTGGCTAATATTATTACTTATAATGATTATCTTATTATTGAGCTTTCAATTCTTTTTTTTATAATTTATTTTTTAATATATTCATTTTAATATGCAAAATACAATAGATAAAATAATACAATGGCACAAAGATCGTAACCTCATTGATGGGTCTGACGATAAAACTCAAACTTTAAAGTTATTACAAGAACTTGGGGAACTTTCAGATTCTGTATGCAAAGAAAAACCTATTCTTGACGACATTGGAGATATGCTAGTAGTAATGATCAACATTTGTGAAAGAAATCAAGTCTCCCTTGAAGATTGTCTCAAGGTTGCTTATGAGGATATAAAAGATCGTAAAGGCAAGATGGTTGATGGTGTTTTCGTAAAAGAATCTGATTTAATAGCTTGACATAATTGTTTGCTTGCTTTAATCTGTTGTTATTATGAGCGGAGAAGGTTTATCAGTTAGTTTTAGAAGAACGCCCCTTACGGACAAGTCTAATGCGGAACTCCTTGAAGAGTTTCAAAAGATCATCTACAATAGTAGAGTCATGAGACACATGAAATGGTATGGCAAAGCTCATACTCTCGACATATTAGAACATGGTGACGACAATCGACAAAAGTTTGAGCAAGAATATGTTGCAATTATAGATACTTTTCAATTTGAGATTAGTGTTTATGATTCTTGGTATGAAGATGCTGATCTTTATGAGTCGCATGAAGTAGAAGATAGTTTTGTATCTCTTGCTCTTGAGTTCGCTAAAGACAATAATTTAATGTATTTCTCCCAAGGTTTTCCTGCTGAATGGATAGAGACAGAAACTGCTGATGGAGAAAGATGTTGGAATCATTATAGTGTAAAACCCGATGATAAAAATATTGACAAAATATGCAAGGTATGGCATGATTATGGCATGAAAATGATTCAAGCAGAGCAATATGGTCAAACCGATGAGATGAAAAGTTTTTATTGGGCAAATGCAAGAGATCAAATTAAAGAATTAATGGAACATGAATATGAATACGCAAAATAGGTCAGAAAGTTGGTTGGTAGAGCAATATAATCGAAATCGTTTGCCATCAAAACATATTTCAAATACAAATGAAATCTCAAATGCTTATTCAGAAAGTTGGTTGACGATCAGGCAAGAAGATGATACAGACAATTGGTCTACCCCGATTATGTGGTTAGATGACAGATCAGAATATGATCTCTTTGCGTCTAACGATCTCAATATAGATTGGGTAGAAGAGATGGATAAAGAAGGCTCTCCAATCTTAGAAGATGATCATCTTTGCAGAGATATTTGCATTGAAGTAACTTGTCCATCGAAAAAACTTGACAAGCGTAGAGCGGTGGGTTATAATATAGACTTTGATTGGAACTAATTATGAAACTATCACTTACATTGCACAAAAAAACTTATAGTATTGATTCGGACGAATCATTTGACGGCACAAATCTTAATGAATTAGTAGAACAATTTAAAGGTTTGCTCGTCAATGCAGGATTTCACCCAAGCAATGTAGATGATATGTTCAATACAGACTATCAATGGTTTACTGAAGAAGAAAGAAATGATAATACGCAAGGTCATTTAAAAGATAGCAGATACAATGATGGTTACACCAAAGGTTGGGATGAAGCGTTACACCATCGCAAAGTTCAAGATTTTCAAGATAATTTATATAAAAATATGACTGAATAAAATTATGATTCAAATAGAAGACGCTAATCAAGAAAAATATCATATAAATCCTAAGCAAGTTGTTTATGTAAAAGAAAGAATGCACATGGGTAAAATGATGTATAAAATTATGCTTACGAATGGCGAGGCATTAATGACAGAAAACGAGCATGGTGCAAAATGTATCATCTCTTCAATAAGATCGAGATCACAATGATTGAAAAAGAAGTGATATTAAAAGAAACCTCTGATGGTGATTTGTTTTTTACTATCCCTAACGATGTTCTTGAAAGATTGGGTTGGAAGGAAGGTGATGATTTAAAATTTGAAGAGAAAAATGGTTCGGTTTTAATTCGTAAAGTCAAATATGAAAGCGTGGAGCTAGAATTTGATGACGAACAATTGCTCAAATATATGATGGTTGCACACGAAAAAGGTATTACATTTAATGAACTTTGCGAGGAAGCAATCAAAGCTAAATTTAATGAGGTTGATCCTAAGTAAAATATTATATCACATTGGAGACTTAATTAGTAAATTATTTTATTATAATTGCTTTGCTTGGCTATATCCTCTATACAATAGAATAATGGGTTTGAGTTGCAATCTTGACAAAGACGCAAAAGTATGGAAATATAAAAAATATGAATGAAATAGGAAAACAGAAAAATAAATTCAAAGAAGAATTATCTAAACATATCCTCTTTTTATTAGATGATCCTTGGTTTCAAGAACTTTACTTTAGTGCTAGTGATGAAACTTTAGAGCTTAATAATGCAATTGAAGATACTCTTTTTAAATATGAGTCTTGTTTTAATAATTCGCTTAGTGATTTATTTAATTTTAAGCAAGTGGGAATTATAATCGCTCACAATATTTATCGAGGAATTATTGAAGAACTTAATGAATTATTAAATAATGGTGATATGAAGTTTGAAAATGGATCATGGGTTTTCTCTAAAAAAACTTATACAAAAAAATCTATTTGTAAAAAAATTGTGGAAAATGTTTTAGATTCCAAATTCTCCAAGAAAGATGAACCAATTTCCATACCTTATTTCCATAATGAATTTCATGATTACGATAAAGAGGATAATAGTCGTATAATTCATTTTGCGTAAATCAAAGGCATGATGTGAATAGTCTTTTTCCAAATAATAAAGAACCCGAAATACCCCCCGATACTTGTCCGTATATTAATTTTATTCAAGAAGTTTTAGATCAAATAAAAAATCAAAACAAATCGCAAACATTAGACGCACAAGTACAATTAATCAATGATACATTAGAATATATTAGAGATGCAAATTCTCAATTAAGAGATTGTGGAAAATATTGGAAGAGAAAATTTGAAAACAAAGGTAAACGAAAATGAATGATGAAATAACAGAATCAATCTCTTATCAAAGGGGTTATGATAAAGGTTTTGCTGATGCACAAGAATATCTTTCTCAAAAATTTGAAAAAATATTAAGTAAAAATGCAAATAAATCTTACGACAAGGGTTATCAAGATGGAGCAAATCAAAAAGATAATAAACCTTGCGTGTGTGGGTTTTGGGGTTCAAATAAATATGTAGCCGAATGGCATAAAGATTGCGAAAATGGCAAATAAATATATTAAATCATGAAACCAATACATAATACTAAAAACTGCAATTACAGAAGATTCTTGCATAAAAAACTAAAGCACGGCAAAATAAGTGGCAAGTTTTATAAGTTTCTTTATAGAAACTTCCCCTATCGAGTTACCGCAAGAGAAGTGCAAGTTTGCGTTCAAAAAGTTCTTTATGGTGACATGAATGAAAACAAAGCTATTGCAATATTAAAAAATCAAGGCAATGAACTTAGAAGGCAAAGAGAAATGGTAAAATCAAATTGGGAGTGTAGAAATAAAATTGAAAAATAAAATAATGAAATGAATAAAGAATTATATAATATGTTAAAAACTTCAGCGGAAGCTGATATAGCTAAAGCAAAATTAAGCTTGAAATTATTAGGGGAAATACCAATTGGTATCGGAGATCATTCAACTACTGATTTTTATAAAAATGCGGAAGAATCTCTATCATTATTAGATGATGCCGAAAGCAGGTTAGAGACATTGAATCAATTTGTTAAATCCCTTGAAATATCTATAAACAATGAAAGAGATAATACTTAATACTTTAAAGGAAATAGCTTGTGCCAACACAGGTACTTGTCAAATTAATTTGCAATCTGAATCTGCTCAAGAAATGATTGCTAATAAATTGCTTGACAAGTTAGAACCTTTCATGCAAAATGAAACCATGCAATTAGTTGAAGACATTATTTTATCAAGCGGAGATTATGTAGGTGAAACCCATGAATGAAAAACAAATAGAAGCACTCGTAACTGCAAATAAACTTATTCTTGAAGATATTATTAACAATAGTAACTTTTCTATTGAAGAGTTACAAAGAGTTTCAGATCAGACAGGTGATTTAATTGAGAATTTATCGTTTTGGTTTAAACAAGATAATTCTGAAAGATTTTTTTATGAACTTAAAAATTACATGAATTGGTTGCTAGATAATTATTCGTAATATGGCTTGCAGAGATAAAAATTGCGTCTGCAACGACAACAAAAACATGGATACAATAGATAAAATTAGAAAAATTCGATCTGAACGAGTCGAACAATTAAAGGAAACGATTGCTGAATATAATCCCGAAGCATTATTCGCTGATGGTCACGATCATGCTATCATGGGTTATTCTAGTGACGGCAGAGTTGTTTACTCTGCCGACCAAATAATTGGTGGACTAATGAACGAAGGCATGACGAATGAAGAGGCGATAGAGTATTTTCATTTTAATATTGAGGGTGCTTATGTCGGTGAATTTACTCCAATTTATATGTACGAGGAATAATCAATGTGGAATTATAGAATAATTAAAGACAAAAATACTTATGGTCTTTACGAAGTTATGTATAATGATGATGGAGAAATTTTCGCTCATAGCGAAGAACCCGAAATTGTTGGTGAAGACCCAAAAGATTTACTTGATACTTTAGAGTTAATGATTCACGATGTAAATAAACACATTATTGATGGCAAAGAAATATTAGAAATAGATAAAATAAAATTCGCAAAACCATGCGAAGATTTTGAAAAAAGCGAAGCTATAACTTATGAAGAGTTTAAAAAAACGCTTGACAAGCTAGAGTAGCTATATTACTATTTTAGCCATGACAAAGAAAATATACGAAGTAGAAATGAGCAGTACGACATATCGTACTTTTGAGATAGTAGCAGATTCGCCCGAAGATGCCCAAAATAAGGCTTTCTCTCAATTAGATAGTGATTGGGAAATTAGTAAGGCATGGAAAGAGAACGCGGATATTGTTTCTTGCAATCCTCTTGGTGGAACATCGCATATGGATGATGATGAATTTGGTGCATATATCAGAGGAGAATAAGCATGAAAATAATTCGCACAATAATTAATTGGTTTTATCGCAAACAAAATATGCGTTCATCCAAAAAACAAATGAACAAAATAATGAGTGAAATTAATGCTGACTCTATGGATTACGATGGCATGGGGAACTATGGTAGATTTCCACCCGAAAAATAAATGCTTGACAATAATAAATAACTTATATAAGGTAAAGGCATGAAAGAAATTATAGGAGACGATTATCCAACTTACGAAGATTCAGTAAACATGACTCTTGCGGAGAGAGCCAAAAAAGGACATTATGTTTGCAACATCCCTGCTAGACATTTTTGCGATGACGAAGAAAAAATGGTAGATTTTAATAGATTAACTAAACAAGAATTTTTAGATAGTTATTCTTACCTAACGGAAGAGGAATATAAATTGACAATGGATCACATGAAACTATTGCAAGAAGAAAAAAGTATATCTAAAAATAATATAGATAGATTGCTTCAAGAGAATTTTGAACTTAGGCATCGTCTAGCTTGTATTGCTGATGACATATTAATTATTTCCAATCATATAGAAGATAATTGTAATAAAAAATTTAAAAAACCAAGTCGAAATCCCGATGGTAGTGTTAATGCAGATGAAGCATGGCATAATGTTAGCAATATAGAAATCGCTTGTGATTTATCTGATAAATCTGTTGATGAATGGGGTAGTGAATTTAAACATGAAGCACAACTTGATAACTTAAATAGAGACTTATGAACATTGATTATCAGTTACTAGAAAAACAAAGGGATCACTTGTTATCTATTTTATGGCATGACTTTAAACCCGCTGAAGAAAAAGAAGGTCAACCTGTTCCATTAGACAGAGAGTTAGGTTGGGGCATCGTTCATTTATTAGATGATTTGTTAGATCAAGAATATTATAAAAATAAAAAAGCATGAGTAAAAAAAGAGAATATTGTGTTGGTATTAAAATAATTAATGCCTTTTATGTCGAAGCAGAAAGTCGAGATGAAGCAGAGCAAATAGTAAGAGAGTATGATCCCTACAAAACTCTTGATGATTGTGATTTTAATATTGAATATGCTGATCCTACAAATGGAGATATTGCATGGAAAATAAAAGCTGATGAAGTGGATTGGAAAGAGCTTGAGCCTAAAAATTTTGACAGAAAATATGAATAATAAAGAATTAAAAACAGAAATTCGTAAATTAGAAATTGAATTAGATTATATTGAAGCTAAAGAACCTCATAATATAAAATATATAATGGAATTAGAAAAAAATATAGATAATTTATATAAACAATTAGAAGAATTAGAAGATGAAACTAACTAAATATCAAAAAGCTAGACTACTTGAACATGAGTGGGATATAGTTACAACAAAAAATGGGCAAAATTGTGCATGGATTAGTGTTGCTCCCGAAGATGGAGAAATTTTTCAAGCCTGTATTGATATTTTTGGGTTGACAGGAGATGGAGAAGATGTCAAACTATTGGTAGTAGCAACCAACGAAGGAGATTAAAATATGAGAAACACACAAAGAGAATCAAGAGAAGGTAATCCCGATTATGACGAAATGAGATATGATCTTGCAGAATATGAGGCAATGAACATGAATGTTTCTGACATAATTGATATGTTAATATACGGAGTTGAACCACTTGACGAATGCTCTAACATTCAAATAAAAGAAGAGTGGGAACAAACTTTTGGCAAATTAAAAAATTGGGAGACAAAATAATGAAATTGGAAAAAGCGATAGAATTAGTTTTAAATGAAGCAGAAACCTCTGCTCTTGGTGATAATAGTAACGATGTGCTTGATGCAGTTGAAGTTGTTCAAGCGTTTTACGATGAGCATGGACATCATTTTGCAAATTTTTCTGTTGACAATGTTGAAAAAGTTTCTTAGGATTTAGTTTTAATAATTAAACAAAGGAGACGAAATGAATTATTTTGCAAATACAAATGTCCGTTGGAAAACATGGTCACCCGAAAATGTTATCTTTAAAAGCAATCAATTAGTCAAGAAGGTTTTACCCTCTGAACATATTTTATCATGGAAGAGCAAAAGTGATCGTGATCGAAAAATGTGCGAGAAAACAGGTTGCAAAGCAACTCAAACAAATCAATTTGGTGGGCAACCATATACATATTATACCAAAGAAAACTACAAAGGAATTATGGTTCAATTAACCGATGTTAAATCAGATTTTCCATCTGCTAATATTGACTTTATTGATTGGACAGAAAAAAAAGATAGTGTTGGCAACCCAAAGGGTGCTTTAGATATTTTGGTTTACCTTAACTCTTTTCATCAGCCTTGGCAATATGTTAAATGCCCTCAAACAGGAAATTGGGTCAGAAAAAGCACAGGTAAAACTGCACCATTACGAGAAGGTTATCGTATGTCTTATGGTGGACAAGGTGATGCTCACGCTTTAGACTTTGACGAATTCCACGAATTGGTTCAAATAACAGAAATGATCAGAGATTTCCTTGTAGATGTTGTTATCCCTACAAAGAATGGCGAATTAATTGAAGAAGATTTATTAGTAGCATAATGCCAATTTATTGTAACCATGATACTTTATTAATGATTCCAAACATAAAAGGTTATGAACCATATATAAAAAACGCAGAATTAAAAGAAATGAAAGAAGAAGCAAATGCAGAAGACATAAGTAAAGAAGAATATTATTTGTATGATATTATTAGTGCTTGTGAGAATATACTTGACGATCTTGAGAATGGGGCAAACATTGAACAAGCAGACTTTAACAATCTTGGATATGTAGATGGCATTATGCTTCGTATGCAACATAATGTAAATAAACAATTAAATCCAACAAATATCAAAGATGACTAAATTGTTGCAAAATTTACCCGATGTTTTTTATGCGGTTAATGTTTTTATTGGTTGCACCTTAATTTTGCTATTTGTTTTAATTATTTTAAGCATAGATTCTGATTAAATCCTTGACATCTGTTAATTTTTACTTTATTGTTTTAGCATGAAGAATCAAGAAATTATAGTAAAAGAAAAAAAATACAAGAACAGAAAAGATAGTTTATGGGTCGTTAAGTCTAATCATGCAGAAAATCTTAACTTATTAACTCGCAGAAAAAGTCTTGACAGAGTTGATCTTTTGTGCTTAACTGATCTTGGTTTTAAAATTAAATATGAAAATAAATAAGGAGAAAATATTATGGGATTAGATATGTTTGCTTTTGCTCGTCCACCTCGCAAGAGAAATAGTGACGATGATATTGGAATTTGCGATTGGAGAAAACATAATCGTTTACAAGGTTGGATGGAAGACTTATGGGAAGCTAAGGGCAGACCAAATTGGAAACCATCTGAAGAAGATAATGACCTTAGTGGTGATTTTAATTGTGTTGAGTTGCAATTAACTAGGGCAGACCTTTATGATTTGCAAGATGATATTGTGAATTTTAATTTGCCCGAAGCAAATGGATTCTTTTGGGGTAGTGATTCATATTTTTGGAGAGATGAAAATGATAAACCATATCCCGAAAATGAATACTATTATAAGGAGCAAGATTTGAATTTTGTCGCAGAAGCACATAAAATGCTTGACAAAGGTTATCGAGTATTTTATAGTTGTTGGTATTGATTATGGCACACGATGAATTTAATAGTGGAGCAAAGCATGGATTCAACATGGCATTGTATGCAGTAAGAAATGTTGATAAACAAATAAAGTTTCCCGAAACTCATGGCGAACTTGGTGAAATCCCTTGGCAAGAGCAAAACACAATTTATCACGCACAAAAAGATTTATTATATAAAATATACGAAGAAATAAAAAAAGAAATGAAAGAAGAAGTACATGAGGACGATTAATAATTTATTAATTATTTTGGTATTGACAGGATGCAATCATTCCTCTAATTTAAATCCAACAGATACAAAAGTCTCTCGTTCATCAGAGATGCAAGCAGAGATAGATTCAGTTCTCTCAAAAGATGCCGATAATAAAAAATTAGAAAAAGAATATTTAGAAGAAATAAGGAGGGCAGAAGAAAATAATGATCAAGAAGCATTTAAATTTTATTTATCAGAATATGTTAAAGTAGAAAGATTAAAATTACCCGAATGGATAAAGAAAGAACCAAATTATGTCCAAGGGGGAGTTAATATTAAATATTAATACAAAACAATTTAATTCGCATGGTAGCCAAGTGGTAAGGCAGGAGTCTGCAAAACTCTTATTCGTCAGTTCGATTCTGATCCATGCGTCCACTTTTAGGTTCACCTCTTTTTGTTCTCTCCAAAAGAACACTCCCTGCTTGATCAACTAAAAAAGACTAGAAAGTAATTCGATTACTACTATATCGGAGTTAGTCATGGATACTCTCCATGCAAATATTTAAAGTAAACTATGAAAATACAATTAGGAATAAGGGGTAGTGAAGATGCCATGAATCACATCTTAATTAAAATAGATGATCTTATTTTAATGAATAAAGATAATTTATTTCTAGCAGGGAATGAAGGTAGAGATAACACAGGAAAAAATTTAGTTCAATTATTAAATACTCTATCCAAAGATCACGAAATATCTGTTAGTGAAAATGTTGCAGAACTTATAGAGAGCGAATTAGACATAAAAAACAACGAAATTAAAAAATATTCAAAATAGTGTTGACATAAATAAAAAACTATTTTAGTATTTTTGTTATGAATACAACAGAAGCATTCCTAGAAAGCATAAATCAATCAATCGCCAATGCTGAGAAGATAGCAAACTCGATTCCCAAGAAGGGTCTTAATGTTTATCTCGACAAATCAACTATGGTCATGCAAACATTCAATGATCCTAGTGCGTTTGCTCATGCCAAGAAAGTTACTTCAAGAGCAGGGCAATCAAGTTGTCTTCGCAATGTATTAGATGCAGGGGGTAGATTGCAATAATGCATGATAAAAGATGCAAAATAATTGTTTAACTATATAAATACTATTTTTTTATCGAAAACACAACAAAATGCTTGACATATCATGCAAAATCAACTTGAATAACGACATGGAAAAATTACCAACATACGAAGAGTGGACAAAAGACATGGACTTAGAAGCTCAAATAAAATTCTATTATGATGTTGACATTGACAATTATTTAGGTGATCCTTGGCAAATAGTAGCAGAGATTGCAGAGGAATGTCCTAATTGGTTGGCAGAGTTTAAAATTAATTTTAAAGAATATTTACAAGAAAAGGAATATATTCAATGAAAGAAACAAGAGATCACTTTAGAGAAAAAAATCTTCATGTTCAAATGAAGTGGAATATTGAGCCACAAGAAATGCTAGATTATATTATTGAAGCAGATAAATCCAATGGAAGAGATTCAGATGAATATTCTCCTTCGTTTTATGTAGGCAAATCTCTCAAATATATTCGTGAAGTTTATGAAGATTATAATGGTCTTGAATCTTTAACTGATACTGAATTAATCGAGAATGGTTATTATAGATTGGAGATCGCATGAAAGAATTAAAAGAAAAATTAAATAAAGTTATCTCTAAACAAGTTGAGATGGTAAATAAATATGGCTCAAATACTCTCTCTACTTGTGATCATTATAATTGGGACAGGGATATTTGGAATTATAGGCATTCTATCGTTGACAAGTTAATTGATCTAGGTTTTAATGTCGATACTCAAATGAATTGGGGGGTATTAGATATAACAACAACAAAGGAATTAAAATTATGAATAATTACACAGACGATTATATAGACGATTATATAGAAGAAAACTTAAATAAGTTAGAATACGACTCTTTTACAGGCACTTATTGGTTGCAAGATGAAGAGTGGGAAGAGCCAAGGGAGTTTACTGCTGACGAATTAATTAACGAAGGAATTTATTTAAATGAATACTGCGAAAGAGTATAATGTAGAAATAGGCTTGACTCCAAGCGATATTCAAGCTATTCTCGATGGAGAAATGTCAACACTTCACTTTTTACCAACTGATGATACTGATTACGAAGATAAGATTAGCGTTCATCTCAAGCCAATTAGTGAAGATGCACCTTTATCAGAGCAAATGAATTTAGTTGTTGACACATGGAGCAGAAAAGAGTTATAGTATCGACATATCAATAACTATATGTTTACAAAAGGAGAAAACATCGACATGAATTACATAACAGAAGAAATTAAGTTTCGAGTTCCACAAAATGGTGGAGATCAATATCGCTTATATGAGTGTGTTGATCAAGTGGCAGATTTAATTGATATGTATTTCGGTACTGCAATAGAAGATACAACTAATATACATAATTTAATTGAAGAAGAAATTAAAACAAGTAAACTTAGAGAAGTAGAGCATAATAGATTAGAAAATATAAATGGGGGAATTAAATAAAAATATTTAGAAGATTAAATTAATTCTTTATTAAAATAAATTTTAATATTCAAATTAATTTATTTAATAAATTGTTAAAATAAAAATTATAAGAAAAATGAAAGAAGTAATACAATTAATTGAAGAAAAAATTTTAGAGATTAACAATTTTCCGATTACAACACAAGAGCAAGAGCAAATGCACATATTAGAAGTGGGATGCTTAAATCAGTTACTTAGAGTAGCAAAAGAACTTTCTGAATAAAAAACAAAAAAAGCATTGACTTATCATCATGCGTATTTTAGTATAACATCATGAATCTAGCAAGAGAAATAAACGAAAAATTGGATGCAATCTTATTTATGCGTAGTGAGATGCAACGCATGGATCACGACTTGGATGACGATCAAGTTCTTAATAATATACAAACAGGTGAGAAGACAAATAAGGAACAAGCGTTTGAAATAGTTGAAGGCATGATAAATGATGTAAAAAAAGAACTAAACCAAATAACAAATAATGGTTTAAATGTAAAAGATATTTTTACAAATAATTATTATATAAATGATTTCACGCAAGATAAGATTTGTTCTGAAATTGAAACAAATAATACGCTAAATAATAATCAACCAAATAATATAGGATTAAATTAATCATGATACAGATAATACAACATTCTAACTTTAAAGAATTTTTTCAAGTTTTAAATTTCGGCAAAATCGTTGATGAATATCGAGGGGAAGCAATAGCGATAAGAAAAGCGTCTCGAATTGCTAGAAAACAAAAGCAAGATAGCATTGAAGTATTGACCGAAAAGCAAGATAAAGTAATCCAAGTAAAAAAAGTTTGACAACCCGAAAATCATTTGCTAGGATGTAATCATAACATTCAAAATAGGAGAAAAAAATTATGGCAAACATAGCAAAATGTGCAAGAGCAACCGCAGTAATGAACAAAGTGAAAGGCAAAGACCCATTTGCTTTTACTCGTAGGTTCTTAGGTTATAACGAAGCAACCGAAGGTATTCTCGCCCAACAAAGAGAGGCAGATCGTAGATTGAAACAAATTCAAGCCAAAAGATTAGCTAAGGGGGTAGCATAACATGGAAATAGTAACTCCATTAAATAAAAAAGTGAGTATATTTGCATCTAATGAAGAATTATATGAAAAATTAACTCCACAAGAAATAATGTTAATTAAATTAGCCAAGATAGAGGAATTTGCAGATGATTTATATAGATCACACGATTCTGAAGCAAATAAAAAATTATTTCCACCCGAAAAAAGTTGGTTTAAAATAAAAGAATTGTTAAGAGAATGTAGAAACTTGAACAAATGAAATTTGTAAAATTAATTATACTTTTTTTTATATGTAATACATTGTATGGTAATTGTAAAAAATGGGAATTGCGTTTTACAGATAGTACGAGATATTACAGAGAAGATTTAGGGCTTAAATTTTTTAATGTTCGTATTGGCAACCACATTAAACATACAAGAACATTTCCGTATGGACATAAGTTTCAAAACATATCTGTATATCCAAGTTTAAACAAAATAACAATTCAAAATTGGCGAACATTTAATCCTTGGATGGAAGCAGTTAGAAAAAACATGAAAGAAAAATATCCAAATAAAATTGTAAAACTAACATACTCCGAACATGGTGGAGCAAGCATTGAGCCACAATTCAGAAAACATATTTATTATTTATTTGTTCTTGACAAAGATCAATATTCATACTAATATGATAATCTCACACACAAAAAAGGAAAACAAAAATGATAATCACACAGGAAAAATCTAAGGAAGTAATTAGTTCACACGATTTCGAGCAAGTTAATTGCACGATTGATGCAGAAGATATGCGTTATGTTGCATCTCTTCTTCGCAATAACTACTCTAACACTCGTCTTGCAGTAGTTAGAGAAATTAGTGCCAATGCTCTTGATGCCAATGCTGAAGCAGGTGTTACTCGTCCAATCGAAATCAAGTTACCAACTTCCATGAATCCAACATTTGCAGTTCGTGATTTTGGGGGTGGACTTAGCCAAGAAGATGTTTTCGGACTTTATTCCAAGTATGGTAAATCAACCAAACGCACATCCAACAATTACATTGGTGCTTTCGGTATTGGTAAATTTGCTCCACTTTCTTATGGTGACAATTTTACTTGCGTTTCTTACCATGATGGCACAAAAACTTCTTACAATGTATTTGTTGATGAAAATGACGATACCAAGATCACAAAGTTGTTTGAAGAACCAAGCAATGAACCAACAGGTTTAAGCATCGAAGTTGCAGTCTCCGAAGAAGATCGTAACGAATTTAGAGATGTTGTGCAAAAATTCTTTCGTTTCTTTTCTGATTCTGATATGCCAAAATTTCTTGGAGTCGAAGAAGATTTTATACAAACTCCTAAAAAAGTTTTGTCAAGTAAAACTGATGAATGGTTCTTTGCAGAAGATGACAATAGGCATGGGTACAACCATTATTATTCTCATGTTCTTATGGGTAGAGTTGCTTATCCAATTGATCCAAATGCAATTATTGTTAGCAATTTTGTTTCCAACGAAGATTCTCGCAGAATAATTCAACAACTTTTACAACAAAGTAATTTCTACTTTCGTGTGCCTCTTGGTTCAGTAAGATTGCATCATAGTCGTGAGTCGCTAGAATATAACAAAGCAACTCAAAAAGAAATTTGTGCGATTCTTTACAGAGTAAGTCAAGATATTCAAACTATTGCAAAAGAAAAACTTGCCGATAGTGAAGATTTGTGGGACGCAAAGAAAAACTATGCTCAAGTCGTTAATGCTCTACCTTATCAAGTAAGAGGAATATTTGAGAATAGTTTCGAGTGGAAAGGTATCAAAATTGATAATTCTACATTCCAAAGAGACTATCAATTATCAGAAGATTTGATTATTACTCAATACGAAAAAGTTGAAGATAAAGATTCTCGCAATGGATTCAAGGTAAGAGCAGATAAAACAAATCGCATTTATTGTCAAGACGATTATCTTGTGATGATGCAAGACATTGATTCTTCTCATGGCAACAATCTTAGAGTTCGCACTTTGATGAATGATTTACCCGATCTTAAAGGGGTTTTCGTTGTTCATCCTACTAGCGAATGTGGCAAATCAGAAGTTTATGATAATTGGCAATTTGATCTTGTTGATGGAAAACATATTAGATATTCTTCTCTAGTAGAAAAGGAAAAAATTGTTCGCAATAAAGTTTCGGGTACAAGTCGTGCTTGTATTCCATTGTTCAAGATGAAGTTTGACAAATCTAGTTATGCTTATCGTAATGCAGATTATTGGCAAAATGTCAACGAACCAATCAATTCACTTGAGCTAGGCGAAATTGAAGGTTCTGTCAATGGTAAAATCATTTATGTTCCAATCAAAAACTACAAGGTTGATAGTGAATCTTATGATCTTGACAGAGTTTACAAAATCTGCAAGGGAGTTCGCAAAAAAGCCGAAGATAATTCTGATGAAAAAAATCTTCAATTATTCGGTGTGCGTTCAGCAGATGTCAAAAAACTAGATAAAAGTACATGGGTATCATTTTTTGATTTTTATCTTGACTATTGCAAGAACATCATTCGTAACAATAAGAAAGAATGTCAATCAGCATACAAAATAATTCAATTCAAAAAATCTACCGATAATAATTTCGCTGAATATCGTTGGAGTTATGGTCAAGTATTTACCAATAACACATTTGATGTTTCTCTTTTCGGTGACCATTTATTTGCTCGTTGTGCAGAAAATTGGAAACTCCTTATGGAAGAGAATACAGATGATCGTAGATTTAGTGTTGCTATCAATGTCGTTAAGTTGGGTGATGAAGCATGGTTAGATGATATATTGGATACAAAAGTTGATGCAGAATCAATTATGCAGGATTTCAAATTACTTGATAAAAATTATCCTTTACTTCAAGTTGTTACAAGTCATGTTAGCAATTGGGTCAATCTAAAACAAGACAATGACAAAAATGTAACCAACGAAACTCTCTTTGAATACATTTCCTTATGTGATGTGAATGGGGGAGAGAGAGCGTAATTGCTCCTCTCCCTCAAATTTTTAAAAATAATTCTTGACAATATATACAAAACAATTTAAGATATAGATATATTAAACAAAAATAGGAGAATAAAATTATGAATCAAGTACCATATCAATTAACAGAAAATTCACTCACAATCTTTTGGGAAGGCAAGCCACACACAATTCGCAAAGATCATGTAAATTTCCAACTCGCCAAGAAAGCTATTCTTGATGCTAGATATGATGATCTCGGTGATCTTATTGATGTTGCCAAGGCAGTCGAAAATTTTGTTGAAGGTGATATTGAAGTTAAGGATGAAGTCGTTTATTACAAAGGTCATCGCTTGCATGGTGTTGTTGTTGACAAATTACTTGATATGCTTCGTGCAGGAATGAAAGATTCTGCTCCTCTTACCAACTTTATCACTCGCTTGCAAGCTAATCCAAGTGCAAATTCAGTAAATGAACTTTATTCTTTTATGAGTTATAAGTCTCTTGCGAATACTCCCGAAGGTAAGGTTTTGGGGTACAAAGGTGTGCAATCTGATTATTGGAGTACAACAGGTAATGCCGATACAATTGTATTGCAAGGGAAAACTAATGATCGTCACCAAATTCTCAATGAGGTTGGTGCAACAATTGAAGTTGCTCGTAGATGCGTAGATGACAATAAGGATAATCATTGTTCTTTTGGTCTTCATGTTGGTTCATTCGATTATGCTGATAGTTGGGCAGGAGAAGATGGAAGATTGCTTCTTGTGGAGTTTGATCCTGCTGATGCAGTATCTGTACCAACTGATTGTGACTTTCAAAAACTTAGGGTTTCTAAGTACAAGGTGATCTCTGATATTAGCGACACAAGAAAAGAGTTAAATAAACCTGTCTACGAGGCTAATAAGCCCATTTATGGATCAGATGATGATGAAGACTGCGATTATGACGATGATGATTCTGATTTTGTTGATGAAGAGATGGCAGATAGAGTTGCCGATCATTATCTTAATAATCCTAAAGATTTATTAGCTAATAATCCTCATTTGCTAGATAGTTATGAAGATAGAGTTGATTCAGTTGTGGAGAGCGTTCGCAAGTATGTTACTAATAAATTAAATCTAGGAATTTTTCCAACAATTAAAGATATAGCAGATTTAAGAATTTGTAAATCCAATAAAATTGGATATGTTGGAGTAAAAAGTATTGTCGAAGAGTTAGGTTATGTTCTTGATTTTCTTGACTTGCCTCTTGGTCAACAAATTGTGGTCGAGTGATATTTTTGTAGAATTTTATTACTTGTAATATATAATATATGTATATGAGTAAAACAATTCAAACATTAGAAGATGTATCAAATATTGACGAGCTAAATGAATTAATAGGAGAAGATGATATTTCCGAAGAAGAGTATCAAGATATGGTAAAATATATTCAAGATAAAAATTCTTCTAATAAATAGGTAATCCTTTCTCTCCTATGGGTATTGTGGCGAGGTTTCTCTTTGTCCTTGGTCAGAATTCATCACCCGATCCGTAACCACATAAAAGCGTGATCTAATTTATTTTCAAATAAACCTTACAACTATGAATTTACACAAGAAAATGATAATTTCAAATAATTTTTACTTTGTGCTTGCTTTATATATCAATATTCATTAGTATATATAACATAATACAATATATATAGAGAGAGAATATAAGATATAATATAATAAATCACACAAGAAATAATAAATATATTGAAATGTAATAGATTATAAATATAATGATTGAGGAGTACGCAAATTAATTATATAAAAATAAGATGAGAATAAAAGTATTGGCAATTATAAAAAATTATTTATTAAATAAAAAAATAAAAGATAAACAAAATAATTCAAAAGAAAAAAATTTAAAATATGTACGAAATAAATATGGTTTTTTTTCACTTGAAAATAACAAAAAATAAACAATAATAAAAAATTTTACAATTAAATAAATAAATTAATTAAATAATAAATTATTACAAATAAAATGAGCATCGAAGATCAAAGTGTAAATTTCGTAGAAAATCACATGGAAACGAGTTTCAGCGAAATAATGTCTTCAAAAATCATCAAAGAAATGTATTGGATTGATGTTAAGGAAGGTGCAAGGGCGGTAGCAATAATGGGCGAAATAACTGAAGAGAAAAAAATAGAGAGTAATTTAATATGTCTCTTTCCAATATTTAAACCAAAAGAAGATTAACGCAAATAATTACTTATTAGGATAAAAAATAAAAATAATTAAAACAAATATTATTGTTAATAAAAAAACATCCCACAATTCTAAAAAAGTCATATTATTTATTATTATTAATTTTTTTGTTTATTTCTATTTTTCTTAATAATATTTCAAATTGAGTGTCACTCATATTGTTATATTGATGCCAAGCATATTCCTTTATCCTCATTAATCTTTTTTCGGGAGTTCCATTCACCCAATAAAACGCACTAGAGCTTAATAAGTCTCTTACAATGTAATTATATATCTCCATATTCATAATAATAATTACACCCAAATAATTATACAAAAAATTTAATATAATAAAACACACATAAAATAATTCTTGACAATGTGTGAAAAATATATTAATGTATTTCTATCAATCATAAATAAAGCGTTAAAAGCGTAAAA